AGCGCCGGCCTGTCACGCCGGAGGCCGCGGGTTCGAGCCCCGTCACTCCCGCCACTTTCTTTCCCAAGCAAATCAATAGCTTGAACGAAGTGGCGGCCTCCTCAGGATGGCCGCCGTGACACTTTCGTGGGCTTGGGCGTGACATTTTTGTCCGGTTTTTGTTCCCCGATCTTCGCCCGGCCGCGGGCTCTCGCCTCGTCGACCTGACGGACCGTGACGACGTGCACCGGGTTGTAGACCTTCTGCAGCCGGCTTGATGCGGCGAGGGTGTTCGCCATCTTGGACGACACCGCGCTCGGATCGGCGCCGCCGGCAAAGGCTTCGACCGTGCCAGAACGTCGCATGTCGGCGAGCTGTCGCGCTTCCTGCGCGCCGAACGCATTCTCCCGCACCACCGCGAAGTCCTTGCCGAGCTTGTCCTTGGAGTAGGGGCGCGGGAGCCACGTCCGGCCGCCCTTGGCGGTGGGGAGCACATGGCGGGTGCGGAAGATCGGGGAGTCGCTGTGCAGGTCGAACCCGAGCGATGCGATGTAGGCGTCCAGAATGGCCTCAGACCAGCGCGAGAGGGTCGCGGCGGCCGCCCGGCCGGTCTTGGCGCGGTCGAGGTCGAAATACGTGCCGACGGCGTCATGGCGGCGCTGTGCCAGCGTCAGGTTGCGCGCGTCGACGGGCGAGAGCTGCGAATCCCAGGCCACGGCAATGCAGGCGGCAAGCCCCCTGTAGCCGAGGCGCCAGGCGCGCTGGACGGCCTTCTTCGCCTCGCGATCGGTCCACACGTCCTGGCGCGGCCCGGGTGAGGGGTTGGAGAAGACAAGCGACGGGTCGGCGTCGAGGTCACAGTACTTCAGGCGAGCCATCTTCTTCCACAGCGCCCGCCATACCTTGATCACGCGGAAGGCTTCGCTCTCGCTCACCCGCTGCGCCACGCGCATGCGCAACTCGAGGAGGCTCTCGGGATCGATCGTGCGCGGGTCGACGTCGCCGAAGACGGGATCCAGCCACTTCCATGCACGGGGCCAGTCATCCCGGCTTTCCTGCTCCTTGGTCCAGACGACGCCCTTTGCCTTGCGCTCTGCTGCGCGCAGCTTCATGGCCCGTTCGTAGCCATCGCCGACGCTGCCGACCGGATAGACCTTGCGGGGCGTCTCGTCGAAGCCCTGGCGGATGCGGTCCCATTCCTCGTTGAGCCTGATCGCCCGCGCCTTGTCGGCGGCGGTCAGCTCGCGTCCGAAGGTGATGAGCTGAAAGCCACGGGCGCGCATGGCCTTCGTGGGGCGCCAGCGCCATTTGCCCTGCAGGAAGAGCAGGTAACGGATCTTGTCTGAGCCCATTTCAGAGGCGCGCCAACCTGTCACGGACGACCTCCTTAGCGTTGCGCACCCGGTTGGGCGTCGTCAACGTGTGGCGTTTGTCCATCCAATCGTCGATGGCCTTCAGGTCGAACATGCCGGTCGTGGGGTCCGGCGGCGGGAAGCCGCGGTCGAGAAGGGCCGGCAGCTTGGCGACGAAGTCGGATTCCGTCAGGTGCAGCCGGCGGGCGGCCTTCTGCGGCGGCACATCCCGTGGCTCGACACGGAAGCGGACATTCGCGGCGATCGGGTGGCGGTCGAGCGCAGTCATGGACCGGTTACCTCCCAAAGCGGCGGCATCCACGTGTCGGCCGGGCCGTCGTAGTCGACGAGCGTCACGACGGCGCGGCCGATGTGGGGCATGAAGGTGCGATAGGTCTTCGTCCCGCCGGCGATCCAGATGATGCGGCCGGGGAAGCGGTCGGCGGTCCGGGCGAGGAACTTGGCGGGGTCGTCCTCGCCGAGCCATGGCACCACGATGCGGTTGGCCAGGTTGCCGACGATGCGGGCGGTGCGCCAGCCCATGACGACGACATGGCCTATCGTCTGCGCCCTGAACCAGGCGAGGTCCTCGGGCTCGTGCCAGGGCAGCCGGCCGGCGAAGCCGATCTGCCCGCGCCGGCCGACGGCGGCGATGAGGCGGACGTCCATCATGGCCGGCCTCCGCACCAGTCGATGCGCCGCGGGCAGCGCCCGCGCGGGCAGGTGTAGCGCACAGCGTGCCCGGCGCGGATCATGAGGCCGGCAACGTCGCGGCCGTCGACGAAGACGCGGGCAAGCGTGCGTCCGTAGCGGTCGCGGCCCTGCCGGCGGATGGTGATGGTGCCGCCGGCGAGCAGACGCCGCAGGTGGGCGGTGGCGCGGTGGCCGCGCTGGCGCTCGCTCTCACACCGTGCCTGGTAGGTCTCCGGCGCGTCGAGGCCGACGATGCGGATGCGCTCGTCGTCGACATGGATCGTGTCGCCGTCGACCGCCACGATGAGCGGTTCGGCCGCGTTCGCGACGCTGAGCGCGGCGAATATGATGAGGTAGAGCGCGATGAGTCCACCGAGGATGATCGCGGCATGCCGGCGGAAGCGCCGGGGCGCGCTGCGGGGATTCGGGTGGCCGGGAGTGCGCATCAGCATGGCGGCGCCTCAGAACGGGATATCGTCGTCGAGGTCGGCGGGCGCCGACCGGGTGGGGCTGTCGCCGCCCCTCGCAGCCGCATAGCCGCCATCGTCGCGCGAGCGCGTGGTGCCGTAGTCCTCCGGGTCGGCGGCCGGTGGCGGGGCGTTGCGCTGGCTGTCGAGCAGGGTGATCTCGCCGCGAAACTGGGAGAGCACCACCTCGGTGGTGTACCGGTCCTTGTTGTCGCGGTCCTGCCACTTGCGGGTGGCGAGCTGGCCCTCGAGGTAGACCTTGGAGCCCTTGCGCAGGTACTTCTCCGCGACCTCGGCAAGGCGCGGATTGAAGATGACGACGGTGTGCCACTCCGTGCGCTCCCGGCGCTCGCCGGTGGCCTTGTCGCGCCACGTCTCGGAGGTGGCGAGCCGCAGGTTGGCGATTGGCTCCCCGGCCTGGTTGCGCCTGATCTCGGGATCGCGGCCGAGGTGGCCGATGAGCATGACCTTGTTGACGGATCCGGCCATCAGGCGATTTCCTCACATTTGGGGGGATTGGCGAGGGCGAGCTGCACGTCGGCATGGCACGGCTCACCGAGCCGGCACCAGCAGGCGAGGTTCTTGCCGCGCAGCTCGCCGATGTCCTCGCAGATGAGCCGCAGGCTTTCGCGGGCGGCCTCATACGTCTCGCGGCCGAAGCTGATGGGGACATGGCCGCCGGCGAGCCGGGCGTAAAGCGCTACGCATTCGGCTTGGGTGCCGTGCCGGCCGACGACGAAGGGATTGCCCCAGCGAGTGGAGCGGTCGACCTTCACCGTGTCGGGCGGCATGCGCCAGCCCTTTCGGCGGGAGAGCTGGATGCGGGTGGGCGGCGTCAAAGTAGCCTCCCTTGCATGCCTGCGGCCGAGAGTGGATTCGGAGCGCCTGCCCGCGGCAGCATCCATTTTGCGGGCGGCGCCGGAGCGTCGCTCTTCCGGTACGGCAGCAGCTCGCGCCAGTCGAAGAAGCCGAGGCGGCCACCGACCGGGATAAAATCCGCCGGCCGCGCATCGGCGATCACCAGCCCGCACGGCCCGAAGAACCATCGACTGTCGAACTCCCTCACGATGTCCACGATCGTGGCGACGCCGACGATGCCGCCACGCAACAGATCGCCCGGCGCGGGCAACGCGAAGCCGAGCCGCGCGCACAGATCGGCGCAATCGGCATATTCGTCACGTGTCATGCCCGTCGAGGCGTGGATGGCAAAGGGGCCGCGGAACTTGAGGGCCGGGTTCGGCTTGTGCCAGGAGCGGTTCTCGACGGGCTTCCAGCCGACCGCGAGGCAGTAGGCCCACGGCTGCCGTACCGAGAGGGCGAAGCGGGGGATCTCGATCATAGCGGCCTCGCCTCCGGCATGTCGCTGTGCTCGCGGCCGTCGAGCAGGCGGCCGGCGGCCTTCTTGCCGACGCAGATCAGCGCGCCGCCATTGCGATCGCTCGCCTCGTAAGGATGCCATTTCGGCCCCTTTGGCGCGCCGAAGCGATCAAACATCGCCGCGTCGGGAGCGAGATGCATTGCGGTAGCGACCTGCTCGTCGAGCCACTCGGGGGCGAGGGTGAGCCTGCCGGTCCACACCGGGCCGGCCTTGCTCGCCTGCGTCGTGCCGTTGTAGTGCGTCCACTTGCCGGCGCAGGCCGCCATCCGCTCGATGCGGGCGGCCATTTTCATGGCGTAGCAGTTGGCGCAGCCGGGCGAGACGACCGAGCAACCGACGATGGGATTCCACGTTGCCTCGGTCCATTCGATCGCGGAGCGGTCACCCATGGGCGGCCTCCATGAACAGGTCGGGGATGCGCTCGTCGCGGCGGCGGGCGGATTTCTCGACGGCGCGCTTCAGGCGGCGGAGCTCGTCGACCTCGGCTTTCAGGGCGGCGTGGGTGGCCGTCCGCAGCGCCTCGGCGGCACGGCCGACATTGCGGTGGCCGCGCCGGGCCTTCTCGTAGGCCTGCCGGCAGCGCCGGCGCTCGGCCTCGAAGCGCTCGATCATGGTGAGGCACCTCATTCGCCCCTCCGCAGTGAAAGGCTGGGCACCATCTTGTTGCTGCGTAGGCCACAGGGATGAGCCTCGGCGAGCTTCTCGATGACCTCGGGAATTGAGATGCAGATCTCGTTCGCCAGGAGCGCCATCAGCTCCGGCTCCTCCCCGTCCTGGGTGAGGATGATGCAGCGCTTGCCCTGCCCACAGAACCATCCGGCCTCGAGGTGTGCAGACCGCCCGCACGGGAGGATGAGCAGGCAGGTATCGGCCCACTGCATGCCGCGCAGGTCGTTGAGGAACCCTCGCGCGGCAATCGGATGGGTGGTCAGAAGGTGCCGATACCGCTCGGCCGACCATGCCTGCCAATCCGGATCGATCTCCGACCAGGCGAAGCCGGGCACGCCGTTGGGCGGGTTGCGGAAGTCGTAGACCTCATGCCCGTGCATGCGGAGTTGGTCGACGACCATCGGCTGATAGGGATTGCGCCACGATGATGCTGCGTAGATGCGTGCCATGTCACACCCTCATCGGCATGAGCACGATGAGCGCGTCGGCGCTCTCGTGGCTCTTGATCAGGCAGGGGGAGCCGGGATCGGCGAGGGCGAGGCGCACCGTGTCCGCTGCGGCGATGCCGAGGACCTCGGCGAGATATTTGCCGTTGAAGCCGATGCCGAGCGGCTCGCCCTCGAAGTCGGCCTCGATCTCCTCGCGTGCCTCGCCGGTGTCGGCGTTGCTGACGGATAGGGTGAGGACGCCCGGGGCGAATTCCATCTTCACGGCCCGGCCGTTCTCGCCTGTGATGGTGGCGACGCGGGCGACGGCGTCCTTCACGGTGGCGGTGTCGAGCACCGCGACGCGGTCGTTGCTCGTCGGAATCACCCGCTGGTAGTCGGGGAAGGTGCCGTCGATGAGCTTGGAGGTGAGCGTGATGCCCCCGACGACGAAGCGCACCTTGGCCCTGGAGACGGCGATGTCGATGTCGCCCTCGGCGTCGGCCACGAGGCGGGCGATCTCGCCCACCGTCTTGCGCGGCACGATGATGCCCGGCATGTCGGCCGCGCCCTCGGGCAGGGGCACGGTGAGGTGCGCCAGACGGTGCCCGTCGGTCGCCACGGCGTTGAGGCGACCCTCGCCGTCGGCATGGAGGTGGATGCCGTTGAGGTAGTAGCGCGTCTCCTCCGTCGAGATGGCGAAGGTGGTGTGCGCCAGGATGCGCTGGAGCGTCTTGGCCGGCAGCGCGAAGTGGTGCGGCAGGTCGTCGGCGGAGACGTCCGGCCAGTCATCCTCGGGCAGGGCCTGCAGAACGAAGCGCGAGCGGCCGGCCTTGACAGAGAGGCGAGCGCCGCCGGCCTCGGCGGCCAGTTCGATCTGGCAGCCGTCCGGCAGCTTGCGGGCGATGTCGTTGAGCGTGGCGGCGGGCACGGTGAGGGCGCCGGGCTCGGCTATAGCGGCCGGCAAGCCGGCCTCTGCCCAGATGTCGAGATCGGTCGCCGCCAGGTTGAGCCGGCCGCTCTCGGCGCGTAGCAGCACATTGGCGATGATGGGGATGGTGGTGCGGCGCTCGACGACGCGGTTGAGGGCCGCGAGCGGCTTCAGGAGATCGGCGCGGTCGATGACGAGTTTCATGGGCTCGGACTCTCGGTGCACAGGCGGGGATACCCCCACCCCCAGCCCCTCCCCACAAGGGGGAGGGGAGTTGATCGCGGCGCTTCAGGCGCCCATTTCGGGCGCGCCCTCGAAGGTGGGCAGCTCGGTCTTGTCCCCGGCGAGGCCGAGATCGTTCTGCACGCGGGTGCGCAGCCAATATTCCCAGCGATAGAGCTGGTAGAACCAGACGATGCTGCCGTCGCTGATGCGATAGCGCAGGCGGGCGGGGATGCGCACGGGCTCGCCGTCGAGGAAGGCCGGCACCGACACCATGAAGATGCCGGGAATGTCGACCTTCTCACCCTTGGCGTTAAGGTGCTCCTCAACGAACTCCACGGCCCGCTCGCCCGACTGCAGCCGCGCCGCGCGCTTGACCTTGGCGCCGACGAACACCTCGAGCGAGCGCGAGAGGTCGATGAGCTCGGCCGGCGTGGCGAAGCGCTCCTTGAACAGGCGCTCGAATTCGGCCACCTCTCCGTCGCTCGGTGCCGCGAGCTCGGCCGCGTGCTCCTCGAGGAAGGCGGCAAAGTCGGCCTGCTCCATCGGCTTCTTGTTGAGGCCGATCCACGTCTTGAGCTCGTCCGTCACCGGGAAGGTGTAGACGACGCGGTGCTTGCCCCAGCGCGGGCCGTGGGTCGTCTCGTGGTAATCGAGCACGGCGGTAAGCGCCGGGTCCGGCCACTGCGCCTTGGCGAAAATGACCGAATGCTCATCCTTGTGGCGGTTCACCAGGTCGATGAAGGAGGACAGCGTGTCGACCTTGGCCGTGCCGGCACGCCGCTTCGGCAACTGGCGGGCGCCCTCGATCTCGGCCGTGAGCGGGATGGCGCGCTGGTTGTGGCGATCGAACAGCACCGGCACCGTGGACGGCAGGCCGGGACCGAGGCCGGCGGTCGGGATCTGGACGACCTCCGGGGCCGAGGCCCGGGTGGCGAGATCGGCGATCAGCGCGGCGGCGCCGGCGGCCGGCACGTCGTTGGCAAGAGGGGCGGGTTTCATCATGTGTCGGGGCTCCGGTGGCGGGGTGGATCAGCCCTCGGCACGCGCGCCCATGCCCACATCACGCGGGCCGGCGAACATGTCGATCTGGCTGGGATGCTGGACCGAGAGGGCGCCCTCGTAGGTCCAGAAGGGGGTGCCGGAGAACGCCTTCTCCTCCGGCAGCTTGGACTTCACGGCGGGCTTCACGTCGAGCCGGCCGGATTCATAGGTGAAGGTCAGCGTCACCGTGATGGTGGCGGTGCCCTTCTCCTGCGGCAGGGCCTCAAGGGTCTCGATGGACTTGGCCAGGTGCTCGTTGCACTTGTCGAGAAAGTTGCCGCGGGAGAGGAGCGGCAGAAGCTCCTCAATGCGGCGGATCGGGCGGGCGGACATGGGGCCTCCTTCGGTTGCGGATCACGCCGCGCGGTTGAGGGCTTGGGGGCAGTAGCGGTCGAGGCGCATGAGCCATTCGTCGGCGGCCTTCGGCCATGGCCAGATGGTGAGGCGGCCGCGCATGGGGACCGGCTCGGCCGCCTCCACCTCGGCCGCCCATTTGCGGCCGCAGGACACGGTGAGATGGTCGCGCTCGGTGCGCAGCATGCGCAGGTCCATCGCCTTCACGGCTTTCGCCGCGTGCTGCGGCAACGGCCAGGGCAGGCCGGCGGCGCGGTGGATGGCATGGTCGAGGCGGGACTTGAGGCGCGTGATCTGCGCCTTCACCTCCGGCACGCGCACGGCGACCTCGCGGCCGTTGCTGTCGAGCGTGAGGTGCACGCACAGGGCCTCGACCACGGGGGTGATGATGTCGCCCATGAGGTATTCGTGGGCGTCGTGCAGCAGGAAGGCCGCAGCGAGGGCGGGGTCGCGCGTCTCGTGAAAGAGGGCGTCGGCGCCGACGGCGCAGTGCTGGGCGACCGAGAAGATGCCGCCGCCCGTGGCACCGCCGAAGCGGGCCACGCGGGCGAGCTGGGGCGCCACGTCGCCGCGGAAGTCGATCGACGCCGGGTCCGGCCGCAGCAGGTCGACGATTTTGCCGGTGGTGGTGGGGAGCCAGGTCATTGGCGAGCCTCCCGCGCGGCAGAGAGGGCGGCGTCGATCGTCGCCAGCAGCGCGTCCATCTCCTCGACGATGGGCTTGTCTATGTCGTCCATCGTGGCGGCGTCGCCGCCGACCGTGACGCTGGCGAAGACCTCGTCCCGATATGCCTGGATGAAGGCCTGCGCGGTTGCGAGCGCGTCCGTCAGCGGCTCAATGGTGTTTGCCTTCGCGCAGAGCTCATTGAGCGCGCCCGGGTTGTGGATGCGGCGGACCGTGCAAAGGACATGCGGGTCCCCGCCGGCCGGATCGTCCCGGATGACGCAAGGGTGCTCGCTGTTCTCGAACCCCTGCGCATAGAATGCGAAGCCGCTCATGGCCGGTCCTCGTCGATCTGGTCGCCGAAGTACTCGCGGGCCGGGGCGCCGAAGAGGCGCGCCCAGGCGATGCCCGCGAGGCAGAGGCCGAGCCCGATGAGGACGACGGCGGCGATGTTGGAGAGAACGTCCGCCACCTCAGCCTCCATAGCGGAGCGCATCGGCCCAAAGGCCGATGGCGCCGACGAAGGCCGCGAGGCACAGCAACTCGAAGGCGTCGTAAAGGGCGCGGCAGAGGAAGTGCCCGGCCGCGGCGGCGCAGGCGGGCCACATCACGCGGCTTCCTGATCGATCAGCCCGGCGAGGGCGCGGGCGTCGTCGGCGTGCTCGAGGATCTCGGCGGCGGTGAAGCCGGCGCGGGCGAGATCGTCCGCCGTGCAGCCGCCGGACTGCAGGCTCGTCTCGTACATGACGCGCGCCATGGCCGCGACGCGGGCATTCATCGCCGCCTTGTGCAGCGCGCGGTCCTGCGCCGGCGCATCATGGATGGGCGTAAGGGAAGCGGTGGGTGCGAGCATGATGCCCTCCATCGGGGTTGATGGAGGGACGATATGGGCTGCGGCCTATACTGTCAAGCTATCAGCCTACAGAATGTGGGCTGCTGCGATCTGCGACCTACAGCATGCCCAGATCGCGGTAGACGCCGATGACGAGGTGAGTGATCTCGACCTCGTCGCCGTCCTCGGCGTGGTTCACCGTCCAGACGACCTCCTGAAAGCGCGGGTCCTCGCTGTCGGGGCGCAGCTCCGCGCCGCCGGCCGGCAAATAATGCACGCGCTTAACGGTATATTCATAGGTGCTGCCGCGCCGCCGCACCACGACGACGGGTGAGCCTTCCGGCGGCGTATAGCCCAACTCTATAATGGAGACGCCTATAATATACTCGCCGTTCTTGGCGATACGGTTCATGCTCGGCCCGAGGACGCGCCAAGCAACTTGCCTCATTCCGGTGTATTTTGGATTCGGAATGTAAGGAACATAGGTCTCATCTTCGACAGTTAACATTTCAGGCTCTTGCCACATCCCAGCTTGGATGTAGCCTACGACCGGCACGGCCTTGTGCACAACCTGTTTCAATGTCGAGGGCTCGGGTCGTTCGCCGGGCTCGCCCTCGGTGAAGATGTCCATCGAGACGTTGAGGACGGCGGCCACCTTGGCCATGGAATCAAAGGACGGCTGCTTGGGCTTGTGGCCTGGCGTCTGGCGCAGCCACTCGCTCACCGCTGTTTCGTTGAGGCCGGCGGCGAGCGACGCCTTGCGATAGCTCAGCCCACGCTCCGCGAGCGCGCGGCGCAATATGTCGCGCCAGTCAGCGCGCAGGCGATTGTAGGGAGCACTTGGCACATGCGGGACCATGCCCGCCTCGCGCTTCTCAGACATTGCGGCTGTAGCCTATTGACAGTGTAGGCCGTAGCCCACATTCTAGGGCCATGACAGCCCGGGAAGACCTCCTCGCGGAGATCGATTCATTTCTGTCCTCGACCGGCATGAGTGAGTCGTACTTCGGCCAAATCGCTGTAGGGAACAGCAAGCTGCTCCGTCGGCTGCGGGATGGGCGATCCATCCGCATCGAGACGGCGGACCGCGTGCGGGAGTTCATTCGTGAGCGCATGGCGCGGGAAGCTGTGCCGTGCGTTGTGGATCCCTGTCAATCTCATCGACGGTCCTCCCGTGCCCCTGACCTGGGCACACCTGCCGGGGCGGAGCGCGCCTCTGCCCCGGCCCTTTCGGGGGAGGGCGTGTGATGCCCGTTCATCGCCTCGACCACGGACTCGGCCAAGGCGTAGCGCCGGAGGGCGCCGCGCAGGCGCTCGCGCGCCGCTTCGATGCGCCTTTGCCTGTCGGTCTTGTGCTGCTGCATCTGCGTGGCCCCCCGTGATCTGACCGCCTGACTGTCCCACCACCGCGCCGTTTTCGGAACGAAAAAGCGATGGAGCTTTTTTCGTGAGCGATATCCTTTTGCCCGACGGGCTCATCACCCTCATCAAGAGCGCGATCCGCGCGCAGGTTGCTGCCTGCGCGGTGCCGGGCAGCACGGGGCCCGAGCGTGTCGAGCAGCTCACCGGCTATTCGCGCGGCACCATCAGCCGCTGGCAGGGCGACGCCTACAAGGACCTGCCGCCGCTCGACGTCATCTTCCAGCTCGAATTCGTCACCCAAAAGCCCATCGTCTCGCGGGCGCTCGCCTCGCTCACCAGCCACCGGCTGGTGCCGCTGGCGGACGACGCCGGTGCGACCGACCTGGTGGGCGACCTCGTGAAGACGACGAGCACCGGGGCCAGGGTGTCGAGCGAGCTCGGCTCGGCGCTCGCCGACGGGGTGGTGACGCCGCGCGAGGCGAAGGCGGTGAAAGCCGCCATCGGCGAGCATCTCGACGCCCTCACCAGCGTGCAGCGCAAGCTCGCCGGCCTCCCCGGCAAGGGCGAGTGACATGCGCCGGCGCTTCACCGTCCACCACCTGCGCCACCCGCGCCGCGGGCGCATCGCCCGGCGCATGGCGGCTGCCGGCTGGCCGGCGCATGCGATTTGCCGTGCGCTCGGCATGCGGGCGGAGCGGCTGGCGGCGGTGCTGGCGGGGGCGGGCCTGTGGAGCGCGGAAGAGCGCGCCATGTTCCGGAGGGCGGCGTGATGGCGCGGCTTTCCGACGCTTCCCTCGACGATCTGCGCGCCCGCCGGCCGGTGGCCGATGTGGCCGGCCGGTGGGTGAGCCTGCGCCGCTCGGGCGGCAAGCTCATCGGGCCGTGCCCGATCTGCTCGGACGACCGGCAGAGCCGGACGGCCGGGCGCTTCGAGGTGGATGGCGAGCGCTGGGTGTGCGCCGTGTGCTGCGACGGCGGCGACGTCATCCGCCTCGTGGAGAAGGTGCAGGGGCTCGACTTCCGCGCCGCCGTCGCGTGGCTGGGCGGGGCCGAGGTGCTGGACCCCGAGGAGGAGCGGCGCCGGCAGGAGGAGCGGGAGCGCAAGCGCGCACGGCGCGAGCGCACGGCGGCCATCTTCCGCGAAAAGGAGCGCGAGCGGCTGTTCCGCCTGTGGCAGGGCGCCACGCCGATCCGCGGCACGGCGGCCGAGGACTACCTGCGCCTGCGCGGGCTTGAGCCGCCGCCGGAAGGGCGCCTGCGCGCCGCGCGGGAGATGCCCTATTTCCACGGCGAGGAGCCGGACCCGCGCCGGCCGGGCAAGATGCGCCAGCGCGTGATCTACACGGGGCCGGCCATGCTCGCCGGCATCATCGGGCCCGACTGGCGCTTCGCCGGGCTGCACATCACCTGGGTGGACCCGTCGCGGCCGAAGGGCAAGGCGCTCATCGTCGACCCCGAGACGGGCGAGGTGCTGCCCGTGAAGAAGGTGCGCGGCTCCAAACGGGGCGGGCACATCCACCTTGCCGGGCCCTTCGGGCCGGAGGCGCGGCCGACGCGCATCATCCGCGGGGAGGGCATCGAGACGGTGCTCTCGGTGCGCAAGGCGCTCGTGGCGCAGGGGGCGGACCTCGGCGCGACGGTGTTCCAGTCCTCGGTCGACCTCGGCAACCTCGGCGGCCTGCATGCCGGGACGGTGCCGCACCCGACCCTGACACAGGTGGACCGCGCCGGGCGGGCGCGACCCGTTCTCGTTCCCGGCCCGGTGCCGGACATGAGCCAGCCGGGCATTCCCGTGCACGACAGCGTGAGCGACCTGGTGCAGCTCGGCGACGGCGATTCCGAGCGCTTCCTCACCGAATGCGCCCTCAAGCGCGGCGCCGCCCGCTATGCGCGCGAGGGCCGGACCATCCGCAACGCCTGGGCGCCGGCCGGGGCGGATTTCAACGATCTTCTCGAAGGGGTGGCGGGATGACGGTGACGATCCTTCTCGGCGACGTGCTCGCCCGACTGCGCGAGTTGCCGGACGACCACTTCGACTGCGTCGTGACGAGCCCGCCCTATTGGGGACTGCGCGACTATGGCGTGGCAGGGCAAATCGGCCTCGAGCCGACGCTCGGCGAGCACCTGGCCGTTATGGTCGACGTGTTCCGCGAGGTCCGGCGGGTGATGAAGCCCACGGGCACGCTGTGGCTCAACTACGGCGACTGCTACGCCACGACGCCGAACGGCCGCAGCGCGGCCGACACGAAAGCGGCCGGCAGCGACGACCGGACGTTTCGGGACAAGCCGTTCTCGACGGTCGGCGGGGCGTTGAAGGCGAAGGACCTTTGCATGGTCCCGAACCGGCTCGCCATTGCGCTGCAGGAAGACGGCTGGTGGGTTCGTTCCGAGATCATCTGGGGCAAGCCCAATGCGATGCCCGATTCCTCCGGCCGCTTCCGCCCGGCGACGGCGCACGAGAAGTGGTTCCTGCTCACCAAGTCCGACGAGGTGAATTTCTGGACCGCGCGCGACACGGGCGAGATTTCGTCCGCGCCGGACCTCGCCGAGCAGTGCCTCATGGTGACGACCGGCAAGCCGGGGCCCCGGTGGATCGGGCTCGGGCATTTCTACAATGCCGAGGCGGTGCGCGAGGGCCGCTCCTCGTCCGGTGGTTACAAAGCGCCGGATGGGTGGGCGACGACTGGTGCCCACGACGCCATCTCGCATTCGCGTCGTAACCGGCCGCGGGGGCGCGACACATACGGCCGGCACACCCTCGCAGAATCGGTTCCCGCCAGCGAAAGGCGAGACAAGCAACGCGGCCACTCCCGCCGTCACGCGGGATTCAACGAGCGCTGGGACGACATGCCCCGCGAGGAGCAGCGGGGGAATGGCCGTCTGCTGCGGAATTACGAGCCGGCTCCGTTGCCCGTGTGGGAAGTGGCGACTGCAGCCTTCCGCGATGCGCATTTCGCGACTTTTCCGCCCGAGCTCGTCGAGCGCTGCCTGCGTGCCGGATGCCCGGCCGACGGCAGGGTGCTCGATCCCTTCGGCGGGGCAGGCACGACGGGGCTCGTCGCTGATGCCCTCGGGCTCGACTGCACGCTGATCGAGCTCAATCCCGAATACGCCGAGATCGCCCGGAAGCGGCTCGACGTCGGCATCGTGCGGCGCGCCGTCGTCGTGCCCGAACACGCGCCGGCATCCGCCGAAACCCTTTCCCTCTTTGCTGCGGAGTGACCCATGGCACAGCTTGCCCAGGAAACCCGCGACGCCATCGTCGCCGCCTATGGACGTGAATCGGCCCGCACGGTCGGCGAGCGCTATGGCCTCAGCCGCAATGCCGTGATCGGCCTTTGGCACCGCCATGTGCCAGCCGAACTGCGCGGCACCGCCACACGCTTCAACGCCGAGCCCCGGCGGGCGCCGCGCGCCGCGCGAGCGGCCGTTGTCCGGCCGGAGCCTCGGCCCGCGCCGGAGCCGGTGACTGTCGAGCCCATCGTGGACAGGCGCGGCAGCGCGCCTGTGGCCTTGACGCCCAAGCCCGTGCCCAGTTCCTTGCCGGTGCCGGTCGACGAGCCGGCGCCGGCCGGGCGTCTTTTCCGACGGATGCTCGCCCTATTGCGCCGAGCACACGCGCCTCAGCTATGCGCCGGCGCCGGTGAGGGAGAAGCGGAAGGACGGCCCCCGGCCGCAGCATGTTGCATGGGGGTGGGTGTGATGGCGGCTGCCATTCGCGTCCTTGTCGCCTGCGAAACGTCGGGCGTTGTCCGGCGCGCCTTCGCCGCGCGCGGTCACGATGCCTGGTCGTGCGATGTCCTGCCGGCCGAGGACGGCAGCAACCGGCACATCGTCGGCGACGTGCGCGACCACCTCGACGACGGCTGGGACCTGCTCATGGTCGCGCACCCGCCGTGCACGCGGCTGTGCCGGTCCGGCCGGCGGTGGATGTCCGGGCCGGGGAAGTGGACGCCGCCCAAGAAGCTGCCGAAGGGGCGTAGTTGGGAGGATATGCGGGCCGAGTTCGAGGACGGCGTCTCGCTGTTCTGCGATTGCTGGCGCGCGCCCATCGACCGTGTCGCCATCGAAAACCCGGAGATGAACGACCTCGCGCGCGAGCGGATGCCGGCGGACCTGCCGCGCCCCCAGATGGTGCAGCCGTGGTGGTTCGGCGAGCCCTTCTTCAAGGCAACGGGGCTCTATCTGCGCGGCCTGCGCCCGCTTGAGCCGACCCGCCGGCTGGTGCCGCCGAAGGCCGGGACGCTGGAGCACAAGGCGTGGTCGAAGATCCACCGCATGCCGCCTGGCCCCGAGCGCTGGCGCGAGCGCAGCCGGACCTTTCAGGGCGTCGCCGATGCCATGGCGGACCAATGGGGCGGGTGGGCGGAAGGGCCGACCGCGCCGTCGCAACTGGCCCTGTTCGGCTGATGGGGAACGCGATGGACCGATCACTCCACCAGCACGTCGAGCGGGACGCCGAGGGCCTTGGCGAGGGCGCGCAGCGTCTCGGGCGTGCCGGACTTCCGGCCGCCCTCGAGCTCGGCGATGTAGCCCTGGGACACGCCGACGGCCTCAGCGAGCGCGGCCTGGGTGAGGCCGCGGTGCTTGCGCAGGACGCGCACCGCGTTCTCGCCGGCCTCGATTGCGTCCCAGACCGCACCCGGCAGGGCGACATCATCGCCGCGAGCGATAGCCTCGCCCGTCTCGGCGACGATGCGGGCGGTCATCGCGTCCTCGGCAGCCTCCTCGCCGGCGCGGGCGCACAGCGCCTCGTAATCACGGCGGGAGAGGACCACGAGGTCCTCGCCGTCGGTGTGGATGATCTGCGGCTTGCCCATGGCGGCCTCCTTTCAGCGGTAGATTTCTCGCCGGTGCCCGATGGCGTGGACGTCAACGGCGGCTTCGGTTTCGATGAAGATCACCCGGTAATCGCCAACCCGCAAGCGGGCGCCCGGCTGGCCCGACAGGGCCTTGATGTCGCCGGCGCCGGTCTCGGCATAGCGGGCGAGCTTGGCCTCGACCTGCTGGCGGACATCGCCCGGAAGCTTCCGGAGGGAGCGGCGGGCGGCGAGGGTGTAGGTGACCGTCTTCATGGCTCTTTTATAGCCGATAGCAATATCGCTGTAAATAGCTATCAGCAATATTTTGGCGGGTTGGTGGCGGCATGACGGACGATCCCCTGCGCACGATCGCCGAGATCGTCGAGAATGCCGAGCCCGTGGACGTGGCGCCGGCCGGCGACGGTGGCGGCCCTCTCACACCCGATGGCGGCGATGGCGGCCATGGGCCCGGGGAGCCGCCGGCGGACGGGGGCGAGCCCGTCGATTGGGACATGGTGCGCCGCTGCGCCGCCGAGCCGGAAACCGACATCGGCAATGCCCGTCGATTCCTCCACCGCTGCCGGAATGACGTCATCTCCGTCATGCGCATCGGCTTCCACGTCTTCGACGGCCGTCGCTGGGCGGAGGACGTCGAGGGCTCCAGCATTCGCCCGCTGGCGCACAAGACGGTGGAGCAGATCCGCCTCGAGGCGTCGCTCGTGGAGCCGACGCAGGAGGAGCGGGCGGCCGTGGCGGCGGCGGAGGAGGCCTTTCCCCGCTTTCGGGAGCTGAAGAAGCTCGGGCGCAAGCGCTCGCCGGAAGACGAGCTGGAGCTGTTGCGCCTCGGCGAGGTGGTCGGCATCGGCGCGGAGGCGGCCAAGGCCATTTCCGAGCGGCGGGCCAAGCGCGTGCGCTACGGCAAGACCTCAGCTTCCTCGGGCAAGATCGACAACATGTTGCGGGAGGCGGCCGTCTATGTGGCGAAATCGGTCTCCGACCTCGATGCCGACCCGCTCGCCATCAACTGCGACAACGGCACCGTGCGGCTCGTCAAAGAGGGCGAGGGCAAGAAGGCCATCTGGACCGTGCGGCTCGACCCGCACCGGCGCGAGGACCTCATCTCGAAGCTTATCCCGGTGGCCTATGACGAGGCGGCGGAGTGCCCGAACTTCCTGCGCTTTATCGAGACCGTACTGCCGGACGACGAGGTGCGCGCGTTCATGCAGCGCTATCTCGGCTATGCGCTGACCGCGCTCACCGGTGAGCAGGTCTTCGTCTTTCTCTACGGGCAGGGGCGCAACGGCAAGTCGACCCTCGTCGACCTGATCTGCCGGCTTCTCGCCGACTATGCCGCAACGGTGCCCTTCGAGACTCTGGCCGGCGAGGACCGGCGCAAGGGATCGGAGGCAACGCCCGAGCTCGCCCGCCTGCCGGGCACGCGCCTGGTGCGCGCCAGCGAGCCCGAGCAGTCCATGCAGTTCCGAGAGGCCATGGTCAAATCGCTCACTTCGGGCGAGCCCATCCTCGTGCGGCACCTGCACCGGGATTTCGTCGAGGTCTATCCCACCTTCAAGCTCATCGTCTCCGGCAACCATAAGCCGACCATCAAGGGCACGGACGACGGCATCTGGCGGCGCGTGCTGCTGGTGCCCTTCCTCGTGCAGATCCCGAAGGAGGAGATCGACCGCGCCTTGCCGGACAAGCTGTGGGAGGAGCGCGCCGGCATCCTCAACTGGCTCGTGGCGGGGGCGCTGTCCTACCTGCAGGAGGGGCTGCGCATTCCCGAGGCCGTGCGGGCGGCGACAGACGAATATCGCGAGGAATCGGACCCGGTGAGCGCCTGGGTGCGGGAAGCCTGCATCGTCACCGGCGACGACACCGACATGCTGACGCCGGGCGAGGCGCACGCCTCCTTCAAGGTGTTCTGCGAGCGGGCGGGCTTCAACGCGTGGGGGCCCACGACCTTCAACCGCAACCTGCCGCTGAAGGCGGCGGCCTTCGGCTTCCGCAAGGCGAAGTCGATGGGCATGAGCCTCTATCGCGGCTTGCGCATCAAGGACGACTTCCGGCCGCCCTCGCACACCCATGGTGGCGACGGCGACGGCTGAACCGCGACTGCGACGGAGCCCGTTTCTTAAAAATTGATCATTTTTTCTTTGGAGGGCGGGCGAGCGAGGGAGGCTAGGGAGGCTGGCGGGTGTGCGGTTCGCCTGCCTCCCTGAGGAAGTGCGAAGGATTTCAGCAAGTTGGGACGGTAGGGAGGCTAGGGAGGCAATCCGGGCGTGCACGTGTGAAATGAAGGAGCTTCATCAGGTTTGAAAGCGTTTTTCTTCTCTCACATATCACGACACTTCTGCCTCCCTATCCTCCCTATGAGCGAAGCGAAGGAAAAAAGAGGCAAGGGTGCAAAGGGTTAGGGGATTGGTTGGCCGGTTTTTTTGCCTCCCTGCGATCCTCCCTTGCGTCCCTTGCCTCCCTGGCGGCGAAGGAGCGGCGGCGATGACGGCTAAGAGGGTGATGGATATCGAGGCGGTGCTGCGGTGGACCTATCGGGATGAGCTGCCGAAGGCGGCGCCGGTGCGGGCCGGCCTCTCGCGCGGCATGAGCGCCGGGTGGGACAGCGTCGAGACCTTCGTCGAGCTGCTGACGGTCATCGACGACAACGGCTTCGGCGTCGTGCCGGACCTCCTCTCCGCCGGCGGGCCGCACGACGACGCCCTCATCGTCTTCGAGCGGGTGCGGGCGCTCGACGAGCTCGTCATCGACCTGCCCGAGGACTGGAACCCGATGGCGGACCTCGGCGACCTGGGCGACCTTGGGCAGGAGGCGATCGCCCGCGCCATCGCCAGCGTCACCGTCATCGACGCGCAGAACCGCCGCCGCCTGCGCCGCACGCCGCGCCGTCTCGTCGAGAAGCACGCCATTCTCGGCGGGTGCCCGGATTGGGAGATGGAGGCGCCGGCCGTCGAGGTGGTGCGCCGGGGCAAGACGGGCCAGCCGGCGTGGTTCATGCGGGACGTGATCTGGGAAGAGACCGTCGGCGGCGAGCGCGTGCAGCGTATCGTCGAGGTGGACGGCTACAGCTATACGCGCCGCCGGCCGCGCCCCGGCGCCTATCAGAAGACGCGCCTCGTGCCGGACCCGGTGGCGGGCCTCGTCGAGCGGGCGGAATACGAGGTGTGGCGGGCGGCGCTCGACCTGCTGAGCGAGGAGCTTTCGGGCCTGCTCGAATCAGTCGACGTGCGGCCGTCGCCGCGCCCGATGCGCCCGTGGGAGGCGGGCGAGGCCGGGCCGCGCATCCTCCAAAGCATGCTGAAACCGTTGCAGGGCAAGGAGGTGCCGCCACGGCGGCCACGGCGGGCGAGGGAGGGGGCTTGACGCGCGACCTTTGTTTGGTGAAAGGTCGGGACACACAAAAAGGTTTGAAATCAACGAAGCCCCGCCGGGTCGCCCGGGCGGGGTTTTTGCGTTGGAGGCTGCCATGTGAGGAGGCAGACATGTGCGGAGGTTGTGCCGAACGTCGTGCCGCCCTTGGCCGCTCCGCCGCCGCGCTCGTGCGTGGCGATGGCGCCCGCGCCCTCGACGAGGTGCGCAGCGTCGTGCGCTCGGCCGCGCAGGACGCGTCGTCGGCCTTCGCGCAGAAGGTGGCGGCGGCACGGGCGAGGCTGCGGCGATGAGCGTCACGGTCCGCGTGACCGACACCTTCGACAAGCTCGAACGCGCCTTCCGCGATCTCGTGCCTGTCGAGCGCCGGAACGCAGCCTATGCCAGGGCCATCAATAAGGCCGTGGCGCAGGCCCGCACCCAGTGGGTGCGCTTCATCGTGAAGAGCACGCAACTGCCCTACGGCTACGTGCGCAGCGCGACCGTGGTGTTCAACGCCTCGGCGGCGCGGCCGACCGCGACGCTGATGGTGTCCGGGCGCTACCTCACCCTGTTCCGCTACGCGCTGGCGGCAGGCGGCAAGCCGTTCCTGTTGCCGAGCGGCGTTGTGGCAGGGCGCTGGGGCATGCACCGCGGCGCGTTCATCGCCAAGATGCCGAACGGTCACATCGGCATCTTCGCGCGGACCTCGAAGAAGCGGCTGCCGCTGAAGCAGCTCTACGGCCCGTCCGTGCCGCGCCCGCTGCTCGACGAGCGCAAGGTCGGGTTCAACAAGGACGCGGCCAAGGTCATCACGGACAAGGTCGGCGAGGTCATCCTGCCGCTGGCCCTGCACGAGATCGGCCGCGAGATCGACCGCGTGAAGGCCCGCCACGGGGTCTGACGCGAAGTTTCACGACGGATGTTTCACGGGTCCTTCCCCCCGGGGAGGGCGCCACGGGGGCGCGGCCCGCGAGATTTTGCCAGTAAGGCAGGTCAAAAATCAGGGTTGACGATGTTGACGACGCCGACAACTCCGGTTGACGCGCCTCGCGCCGTCATGTGGACGGTGAAACAGGTTGCTGATCGGGACGGGGTGTCGAGACAGGCCGTCTCGAAGAAGGTCAAGGACCTCGTCGAGCGGCACGGCCTTGCCGTCGAGCGTGACGGGCAGGGGCGGGTCGTCGCCCTGAACGTGGCCGAATACGACCACCTGCGCGGTCGGTACGGGGATCCGTCGAAGGCGCAGGCGCCGCGGCAGCAGGAATTGCCGCAGCCGCCGCCGAGCGAGAGCTACGACGAGGCCCTGCGCCAGAAGACCTGGCACGAGGCCGAGCGACGCCGCATCGAGCTCGAGGAGATGAAGGGCAGGCTCGTGCCCGTCGCCGCCGTCGAGAGCATCGTCGCGGAGAGCGGGGCAGCCATCGCCAGCGTGATCGACCGCCTGCCGACGTCCGCGGACGATCTGGCCGCGGCCGTCGCGCGAGACGGCTCTCACGGGCTGCGGGTCGCCCTCAAGAAACTCGCCAACGCCATGCGCGAGGATATCGCCAAGGCGCTCGACAAGGTCGCCGTGACCAGGCGCAGCGAAGACGAGACGGAACCCGAACCGGCCGAGCCATGACAGGACATCCCGACGCCGCGGTGCTCGTCGCCGGCGGGTTTTCGCGCGCCATCCGGCCGCAGAAGCCGGTGCCGCTGTCGCGGTGGATGAGCCAGAACCTCGTGCTCGTCGACGGGCCGAATGCCGGCGAGCTGTGGACGCTGGCGGGCGCGCCCTATCTCGGCGAGATCGCCGACTGCCTCAGCGACGACCACCCGTGCAACCTCGTCACGGTGCGCAAGTCGCAGCAGACCGGCGCGTCAATCCTGGCGCTCGGCTGGTGCCTCTACATCGCCGACCGCGAGCCGGCGAACACGCTTTATGTCGCTCCTGGCATCGACATGCTGCGCGACCTCAACTCCGCAAAGCTCGGGCCCCTCATCAAGGCCTGGCACAAGCACATCAAGCGGACCGTCATCGCCGAGCAGACGTCGCGCTCGGGCGCCGGGTCGACGACTTACGAGAAGGTGTTTCCCGGCGGCCGTCTGTGGCTCGGCAACGCCAATTCCGTTATGGACCTGTCGTCCAAGACCGCGAAGAAAGGCATCAAGGACGAACTGTCGAAGTGGCAGGACATCCCCGGCTTCGGCGATCCAGAAACGCTGTTCGAAGGGCGCTTCACGGCGTTCCGCCGGACGAAAAGCTACAAGATCCTCGAAATCTCGACGCCGGAGATCGACACCGGCGACGAGCTCGGCGAGGCGATGGGTCATTGCCGCATCGACCGCTCCTTCAAGCGGTCGGACCAGCGGTTCTATTTCCTGCCGTGCCCGGAGTGCGGATCGTTCTTCACGCACAATCCGGACCGCTTCCAGGTCGACGAGAAGCATCCGCACCGCTCTGCTTACCAGTGCGACCACTGCGGTCACGGGATCACAGAAACGGAGCGTGTCGCCGCGCTGAAGTCGGGCGATTGCCACTGGCGGCCGACGGCTGAAGGGCCAGATCGGCACCCCGGCTTCCACATCGACGCCTTCATCTCGCTGATGATGAGCTACGAGGCGATCGCCGAGGACAAGATCAAGGCCGAGAAGCGTGGCGAGCGGGGCCGCAAGGACTACTCGAACCTCACGCTGGGCCGGCCTTTCCGGTTCCGCGGCGACGCCCCGGACCATGAAAAGCTGATGGCCCGCCGCGACCCGGAGGTGCGGCGCGGGCGCGTGCCGGCCGGCGGCCTCCTGCTCGTCGCGGCCGCCGACGTGCAGATGCGCGGCATCTGGCTGGAGGTCATCGCGGTCGGCGCCGACCGACAGACGTGGACCGTCGAGGTCGACTTTCTCGACGGCGACACCTCGCAGCCGACGGGCGAGGCCTTCCAGAAGCTCCGGACGGCGACGATCGACCGGACCTTCCAAGATGCGTGGGACCGGCCTCGCCGCATCGACGCGCTTGCGGTCGACGCCGGCTATCGCTCGCATGTGGTCTATTCCTGGGTGCGGAACAACCAGCGTCTGCACCCGGACACGGGCCGCGACCTCATCCTGGCAGTCGATGGCCGGGACGGCTGGGGTCACCCGGCCATCGGCACGCCGCGGCTCGTCGACATCGACCTCGACGGGCAGAAGGTGAAGCAAGGCGCCAAGCTCTGGCCGGTCGGCACGTGGCCCCTCAAGGGCTCGTTCTATGCCGACCTGCAGTTGCTCGGCGTCATGTCCAACCAGCCGGCCAATCCGCCGGGCTATTGTCACTTCGGCGCGTGGCTCGACGAGGCCTATTTCAAGCAGCTGACCGACGAGCGGCTCGAGGACGTGATCGTTCGCGGACGCGTCGCCGGCCGACGCTGGGTCGACACGGGCAACAATCACCTGCTCGACTGCCGAGTCTACAACCTGGCGCTCGCCGAATATCTCGGCCTGTCGTCATCGACCCCGGAAGAGTGGGCGGCGCTCGCGCGGCGGCGAGGGTTGCCTGAGGAGCTGTCGCGGGCGGACCTGTTCACGCCGCGGCAGGAGGCTGCGGCCGATCCGGCCCGAGACAATCCGAACGCCTCACCCGGCCCCGCTGCTGAGGTGACGAAACCCGCCGCTCGGGATGGCGACTGGATCGGGCGCGATCTGAGCAACTGGCTGGACTGACCATGTTCACACAGGAAGATGCCGTGACGCTTCGCCGGGCTCTGGCGACCGGGGCGCATAAGGTGCGCTACGCGGACGGCCGCGAAGTCACCTATCGCTCGCAGGCCGAGATCGAATCCATGCTCGCCAAGGTGGAGGATGAGCTCGCAGGCCGCGACCGCTGCATCGTGTCCTACGCCGAACACTCGCGCGATTGACCGGGAGAACGTCGTGTCCCGCATTCTCAAGGCTCTCGCCTGGGTGGCGCCCGGGGCCGCTTCCGCGCGCCTGCGGACCTTTGCGGCCATCGACGCCTGGCGGTCCTACGACGCGGCCAACCGCGGCCGCCGCGGGGCAAGCTTCAAGCGCGGCGCCGATTCGGCCAATGCGGCCCTGTCGACCGCGCTGAAGCCGCTCCGCGATCGCTCCCGCGACATGTCGCGGAACACGTGGATCGGGCAGCGCATGCTCGACGTGCTCTGCGCCCATGTCGTCGGCACGGGCATCGTCGTCAAGTTCAAGGACAAGACGGCGCAACGGCTCTGGAACGAGTGGATCAAGCGTTCGGACGTCGAGGGCGAGATTGACTTCGCCGGGCAGCAGCTCGCCGCCGTTCGGGCCATGCTCGAAGGCGGCGACAGCCTGGTGCGGTTCGTGCCTCGCCCGCTCGACACGCCGGGTGTGCCACTCCGCCTGCAGGTGCTCGAGGGCGACTTTATCGACGAGACGCGCGACGGCCTCGTTGACGAGCGGCGAGTGAGACTGGGTGTCGTGCTCGGTGAGTGGGACGCGCGGGAGGGGTTCTATATTTTTCCCCGCCATCCCGGCGAGGCCGCCGTCTCGGTGGGTGGTGCAAGCGGGCTGTCGCCGTCGCGCTTCATTCCGCGGTCGGAGTTCTGCCATCTCTTCCGCGCCCTGCGGCCCGGGCAGGTCCGCGGTGTGCCGCTGATGGCGCCCATGATGATGACGGCGCGCGACTTCGCGGATCTCATGGACGCGGTCGTCGTGAAGGCGCGGATGGAAGCCTGCATAGGGCTCCTCATCACAAGCTCCGATGGGCGCACCGGATTGCCCGGCACAGTAGCGCAGGGCGAGGCACCGGAGCCGATTGATCGCCTTCGCCCCGGCATGACAATGCGGTTCCGCGATGGGGAGACGGTTCAGGCCTTCGCACCGGCCAGCACAAGCCAGTTCGAACCCATCGCCCTGTCGGCCCTGCAGGGGATCGCGGCCGGCGGCATGATCACTTACGACCAGCTGACGGGGGATTTGCGGCGGGCGAACTACTCGTCGATGAAGACCGGCCGGATCGAGCACCGGCGGTTGGTCGAACAGCTGCAGTGGCTGTGCGTCGTGCCGAAGCTGATGGAACCCGTGGTCGAGCGCTTCCTCGAGACGGCGATTATGGCCGGCAAGCTGCGCCGGCGGGTCGCACCCTACACGCGGGAATACATCATGCCGGCGAACGAGCCGGTCGATCCGCTCAAGGACATGCAGGCCGATATCCTGGCCGTGCGATCGGGGCGCATGACGCCGCAGGAGTTCATCGCCTCCTGGGGCAACGACCCTGACGAGGTCCTGCAGGCGACTGCCGACTTCTGGAAGGCCGCGGACGAGATGGGCGTGATCCTCGATACGGATCCGCGCCGCACCACGCAAACCGGCGCAGCGCAGGCGAGCGAGCCCGAGGGGCGGCGCGAGGACGAAGGCTGAGCACCATGAAGCACCAAAAGCCGACAGGGGTGGAGAATCGCTCCATCCCCCTTCTTGTGCGCGAGGCCGGTGTCACAAGCATCGACGGAGGCCGGCGCACTTTCGAGGTCATCTGGACCACCGGTGCACCGGTCCTGCGTCGGGATTTCTGGACGGACGAGCTGTTCGTCGAGGAACTGGTTGTAAGCCCCAATGCCATTCGCATGGAGCGCCTGGCGAGCGGCGCGGCGCCGTTCCTCAGCGAGCACTGGCGCGGCATGGGAGTTGTCGAGCGGGCCTGGCTCGACGGCAGTCAAGGCCGCGCGCTCATCCGATTCCCGAAGGCGGGCATTGATGCCGATGCGGACCGGACCTTCGCGCTGATCGACGACGGCATCCGCAAGAATGTCTCGGTCGGCTACCGGGTGCATCGCTTCGAGCAGGAGCGGGACGCAGACAACCGCCTGGTGCGGCGGGCGGTCGACTGGGAGCCTTATGAGATCTCCAGCGTGACCGTTGGCGCCGATCCGAATGCGCGGGTGCGCAGCGAGGATCGCGGCTCCTTCGACTGCACCTTCGAAACGCGTGCCGCGACCATCGGAACCGCGTCGATTGCCACCCGCATGCGGATGCGGGCGGCCGGCCTCGGCATCGCCTGAGACCACCAGTTCGCTACCTGCCCGCCGCCGGGGCGGCAGGGTCCACGGCGCATTGCCCCCGGATGATCAAACCCTGAGGAGACGGTCAATGAAGACCATCAAACTCGCGGCAGTGCTCATCGCATGCGCCGTGATCACCAGTCTTGCCCTCTCGGCGTTTTCGCCGGAAGCCTTCGCCGCCATTGTTCCGGTCCAGTCCGGCATCGACGGCCATGCCGCTGTGTCCTGGCTGCAGGACGCGATGGCGCTTGCCAATCCGGCGCTTCTTGCCCTTCGCGCGCAGCGCGATGACCTGACTGCGCGGGCGGCTGCCAAGATCGCCGAAGTGAAGGACGACACGCCGACGGACGACGCCCGGCGCATTGAGGGCGAGCACGGGGAGCTGCTGCGCGAGCTCGAGCGCGTGAATGGCGAGATCGCCACCATGGAGCGGGCTGACGCCGCCCGCTCGCCGACGCCTGCGCCTGCTCCGGACCTGGCCGCGGAACGCGCGCGCTCGGCCGAGATCATGGACCTCGGCACGCGCGCAGGCATGGCCCGCGAGGATATCGACGGCGCAGTGCGGTCCGGGCAGACGGTGGAGGAGTTCCGCCGCAGGGCTTTCGACCATATGGCGGCCCGGGCGTCGTCGAGCGCGACCTCCTCGGTGCGCGTCGAGCGCGACGAGACCGAGACGCGCCGTGCCGCCCTCTCCGAGGCGCTCTCGTTCCGCATTGGCGGTGTCGCCGCCGTGCGCCGGAACGACGAGGGACGCCTCGAGGTCGTCCGCGCCCTCTCGGGGCCGGCGCAATCCTTCGCGCGCCATGGGCTTGCGGAGATGGCCGCCGAAGTTCTGGGCGAGCGCTCCATGCCGCGCTCCTTTGCCGAACGCGAGGAGGTGCTGCGCCGCGCCTTCCACACGACGACGGATTTCCCGATCATCTTCGAGGGGTCCATCAATCGCGTGCTGCAGGCACGCTATATCCAGGCGCAGCCGACCTACCGGCGCATCTCGGTGCAGCGCAATTTCGTCGACTTCCGCCCCCACGACGTGGTGCGGGTCGGTGACTTCCCGATGCTGCAGCCGGTCGGCGAGGGCGGCAAGATCAAGTTCGGCACCTTCGGCGAGGCGAAGGAGACGGTGGTTGTCGCGCCCTATGCGGTGCAGTTCGCGCTCACCCGCCAGATGCTGGTGAACGACCACCTCGGCGCGATCGACCAGGTGCTCGGCTCTTATGGCGACACGGTTGCTCTCTTCGAGGAGCAGACCTTCTACGCCATGAAGGGTGTGGCGTCCGGCCTCGGCCCGACGCTGAAAGAGGACAACAAGACGGTATTCCACGCCGATCACGGCAACCTCGCCGGGGCGGGTACCGTCATCGACGTCGCCAATCTCGGAAAGGCCCGGGCGGCGATGCGCAAACAGAAGAACATGAGCGGCGCGCCGATCAACGTCGCCCCGCGGATCCTTCTTGTCGGTCCGGACAAGGAAACCGAGGCCGAGCAGGTCACCTCGTCGATCCAGCCGCAGCAGGCGGGGAACGTGAACCCCTTCTCGGGTCGCCTCGAGGTGGTGGCGACGGCGCAGGTCTCCGGCAACGCCTGGGAGCTCTATGCCGAACCGTCGGCGCTGCCTGTCTTCCAATGGGGGCTGCTGGAAGGCTACACGGCGCCGCGCATGCGCATCGAGAACCCGTTCGGCGTCTCGGGCGTCGGCATCTCGCTGGAGCATGACTTCGGCTGTGGCGCCATCGACTTCCGCGGCGCTTATCGCAACCCCGGTGCGGCCGGCTAAGCCGACCCCTCGCGCATCCGGCCGGCGTCTGCCGGCCGGCCATCCCACCTGCGCAGATCAATCGAGGGCATCATGAAGAACTATGTTCAGCACGGGGATACCATTCCCCTGACCGCTCCTGCCGGCGGCGTCGTCGGTGGCAATGGCTACCTCATCGGCTCGCTCTTCGTCGTGGCGCTGTTTTCGACGGGTGAGGGCAAGTCCTTCGAGGGCCAGACCGAAGGCGTCATTCGCCTGCCGAAGGCGACGGGCTCCGCCTGGACCGAGGGCGCCAAGCTCTACTGGAACGACACCAGCAAGTACGTGACGGTCACGGCGACCGACAACACGTTCATCGGCTATGCTGCCGCGGCCGCCGCTTCGGCGGATACCGCCGGCAACGTGCTGTTGCGGCAGGCGGGCGTCTGACGCCATGGGCTCGCTCTTCGCGCGGCTCGATGCCGCCGCCGAGCGGGTGCAGCAGGGCGTCTACGGCGAGCGGTGGCGGCTCCTGCCGCTGCGGCGGGCCGGCGTCAACAGCCCTCCGGCGCCCGATCCGGACAGGGCCGAGCGTGAGGTGGTGGGCATCTATCGGGATGCGCCCACCACCGTCTCGGCTCCGGACGCATATGACCAGCGCACGGACAAGCGGCCAGGGGTGGTCACGGGCGACCCGATCGTCGAGATCGATCCGCGCAACCAGGCGGAGCCACCGCTCGACGTGCGTGAGGGCGACCTGCTCGTGCGGCTCGCCGACGGCGTCACCTGGCGCATCGCCAATGCGCCGCCCGACGGCATGGGCCGCCTGCAGTGCCGGGTTCTGAAAACCGTCTGATTCCCGGTGAGGCAGATCCATGAGCCTGCATCGTCTTGCCCTGCGGCTTGCCGCCGTCGAGGCGCTTTGCCCTGCGGCGAGCGAGGAGGCGGGCCCCTATCCGACGCTGGCGGGCCGGCTCGTCTACGACAGCCGGCAGGTGCCCATCGACCAGCTCGTGCCGGACAAGCCGCGCCCGATCCTCCTCGTCTACACCGAGGAGGACAAGGGCACGCCGTGGGGTTCCGGCCGGCACCGGCCCGAAGAGACCATCGTCACGCTGGTGGTCGAGGCCCTCATCGCCGCGCGCGGAACGGTGGTCATCGACCTGCCGGACGGCGGCACCGACACGGTCGGCGTCGCCGACGTAGGACCGACGGATCCGGAGCACGAGGCGCTCCTCGACGTGCTCGAAGCGCAGGTGCGCTACGCCCTTGACCGACGCTCCATGGCGCCGTCGGCGGAGCTCTATCGACGCATCGCCATGGAAGTACGGGCGATCGAATCGGTGCCGCTGCGCGATGCCGAGAAGACGACGCGGCTCGCCTTCCGGACCATCTCCTTCACCGTGCAGGTGCGGGCGACGGAATGGCCGGCGCCCGGCGCAGAGCCGACGCTGCCCGAGCCGCTGCGCACGGTGGCGGAAGCTCTGCCGGAGGGCAGCTACGGTCGCGACATCTGCGACCGCGTCGCCGGCCTGGTGCCGGCTCCGCCCGACCTCGTGCCGCTCGAGGCCATCGACATCTTCGCCGGCATCGGCCGCATGCCGACCGCCGAGGACTATGACGTCCGCGCCCAAGTAGCCGGCCAATCGCCCGGTGCAACCTGAGGAACACCCATGGCCCGCCGCATATTCGCGCGTCTCGCCGATCCGGCGAGCAAGCTTCCCATGCCCGACCGCGACTTCCGCCTCTTCCCGGCGGCGGGAATGACGGTCGATGCCGACGATCCCTTCTGGATGGCCTGCCTCGCCGACGGCTCGGTGGTCGAGGCGAGCCCGCCGGAGAAGGGCGCCGAGAAGGTGCCCGCCAGCCCCAACGCCTCCACTGCAAAGACCAAGCGCTGAGGAACTGCCATGAGCATCGGATTCAACAATATCCCCGGCTCGGGGCTCGTCGCGCCGCTCTTCGCCTTCGAAGTCAACAGCGCGGGCTGGCACGACAGTGTCTCGCGTCTCATCCTCGTCGGCCACAAGACGAGCGCGGGGTCTCTCGCCGACAATACGCCGTCGGTTGTCACGTCGCTGTCGGAAGCCGACGCCCTCGCCGGGCCCGGCTCCATGCTGCGCGAGATGTATCGCATCTCCGCCCGCAACGCCCCGGCGCAGGAAATCTGGATGGTGCCGGTGCCGGAGACAGGAACGGCGCCGACCTGGACGCTGACGGTGGGCACGCCGCCGACGGCGGGCGGCCTCGGCGTTATCGACATCAGCGGCGAGCGCCTGTCGGTGACAATCGCGCCGGGAGATGCGGCAGCGGATGTGGCGACGGCCCTCGCGGCGGCGATCAACGGCTATTTCGACGATCTCACAGGCGCCATGCTGACGGTGACCGCGGCCGCGGCGGCCGAGGTCGTCACCGTGACCTCGCGCCACAAGGGCGCGATCATGGCCGAGGAAGACTTCTTCGTGCCGACGAACATCTCGGGCAACTGGTTCGCCACGTCCGGGGCGCTCACTGTCGCGACCGGCACGGCCGGCGCCGGCACGCCGTCTCTCGCCGCCGCTCTCGCCGCCCTCGGCGATGACCCGGCGGACATGATCGTCTCGCCGTGGGCCGACACCACCTCGCTCGACGCTTACCAGACTGCGCTGTCCGATGTTTCGGGCCGGTGGTCGTGGATGCGGCAGAGCTATGGTCATGCGACCTGCTGCAACACCGGCAACACGGCGGCGCAAACGACGCTCGGGCTCGGCCGCAATGACCGGCACGCGACCACGATCCCGCGCCTGCCGGGCACGCCCCACGCGCCGTGGCTCTGGGCGGCCGGCTTTGCCGCCCGCGTGATTCCGTGGCTGTCGGACACGGTCACCGGCAATGTCTCGCGGAACCAGACGGGGCTTGTCGTCGAAGGCCTTGCTCCGCCGCGCGACCGCAGCACCTGGTGGGGCTACTCTGCCCGCAACACGCTGAACAAGTCCGGCATTTCCAGTTGGAAGGTCACGGCCGACGGCAAGGTTGCGATCGACAAGCTGGTGACGATGTATCGCCTCGGGCCGAGCGGGCAGCCGGATTCGACCTTCCGCGACATCCAGGCGCTGTTCCAGGTGTCGGGCGGCCTGTCCTACATCCGCACCGTGCTTGCCGATGAGCAGGGGCAGAAGGCGCTCGCCGACGACAACCCCGGCAACCTCGCGGCGATCACGACGCCGAAGGACATCAAGGGCTCGTTCATCCACGCCTACGAGGCGCTGGTGCTGCGCGGCGTCTTCGAGAACGTGCCGGAGTTCGTGCAGCGCCTCGACGTGCGGCGGAATGCGCAGAACCCCAACCGGATCGACGTGTTCGCCCCGCTCGACCGGGTGAACCCGCTCGACGTCCTCGCGGCCAACGCGACGATCTATCAGCAGTACGTCCGCACCTGACCAGGCGCTGACGGGCCGGCCCTGCGGGGCCGGCCACACCCTTCCACAATCCGCAACGGGAGACCGGCGCCATGGCCAGCTTCGGCGGCGAAATGCGTTTCACCTTCAACGGCGCGCCCCTCATCCTGCGCGCCGCCATCAAGACGACGCCCTCGAACACCGAAGTCGAGGGCATCGTCAACCAGGACAACAGCGTGTCAGCCTCGCACAAGCCGTCCGGCTACGGCTTCGAGCCGACCTTCGAGGATGCGGCGGACGTGGACTGGGACGCCATCATGCGCAATGGCCCCTTCAACGTCTCGTGCATCGAAGACCACACGGGCACGGTGCACACCTGGACCGGCGCCCTCTTCACCGGCCGGCCGAACGTCGACCGGGGCACCGGCGAGGTGACGGGAATCCAGGGCCTCGCCCGCAGCTATCGAAAGTCGCGGGCCTGACCGATGAGCAAGACGACCACCATCGCGCTAGCGGAACCCGTGCTTTGGCACGACCAGCAGGTGCACGAGATCGCCCTGCGGGCGCCGACCTTCGCCGAGTTCATGGACCTCGGCGAGCCCTATGCCGAGGGCTACGCCAAAAGCGGCATCTACTTCCGGAACGTCGACTACCAGACCGTGCGCGAATATGCGCAGCGCCTCATGACCGACCAGGACAAGGTGCACGCGCTCGGGCTCCTCGGCCTCGCCGATGCGCGCAAGGTGAGGGATGCCGTCCTCGATTTTTTTCGCGAACCCGAGGCGTCGCCGCCGTCGCCGACAGCCTCGTCTTCGGGCTCGGCTGGGACGTCGGGACCGTCCAGCGCCTGACGCTCGACGAGATCTGCGCGTGGGGCTCCCGGGCCGTCGACTGGCACAAGCGCCGCAAGGGGAAGTGAACCATGACGAGGGCCCGCAAGCTCGAGGCCGGCGCCATCATCACGGCGTCGGACCGCACCGGTGCCGCCTTTGCGTCCGTCTCGCGCAAGCTCGCCGGCCTCGACCGCTCGGCGAGGAGCGTCAGCCGCTCGATGACGATGCACGATCGTGCGGCCAGGACCATGACCGCAGGGATGATCGCTGCCGGTCGCGTGCTCGGCCCGGCCGCGCTCGCTTATGGCACGACCCGTGCCGTGCGTAGCTTTGCCGAGCTCGAGCGGAGGATGACCCGCGTCGGCATCACAGCGGACGCCTCGCGCGAGGACATGCAGCAGTTCACGGGCGAGGCCCGCCGCATGGCGGGCGAACTCGCGATGCCCATGGACCAGATCGTGGCCGGTGCCGACGCGCTCGCCGCACAAGGCCGGTCCATGCAGGAGATTCGCGCGATCCTGCCGTCCGTCGCGAAGACGGCGCAGGCGGCCGGTGCCGAGGTGGATGACATCGCCCGCTCGGCCGACGCTGTCGGCACCCACCTGCAGATCGGCGCGACCGAGATGCAGAAGGCCTTCGACATCATGGCCGAGGGCGGCAAGGCCGGGCAGTTCGAACTGAAGGACATGGCCCGCTACCTGCCGTCGCTCGCGCCGGCAGCGAAGGCCCTCGGGATGGAGGGGACGAAGGGACTGTCCGATCTCGTCGCCATGCTGCAGATCCTGCGCAAGGGCGCCGGCTCCGCTGAGGAGGCGGCGACCTCCATGAACAACATCCTCCAGAAGATGTCTTCGGAGGAGACGCGCAAGCGCTTTGCGAAGATGGGCGTGAACCTCGAGGCGGCGCTCAAGAAGGGACGCAAGGAGGGGCGCAACCTCATCGAGGTCTTCGAGGAAGCGACGTGGAAGGCGATCAAGGGCGACCTGTCGCAGTTGCCCAAGGTCATCAACGACATGGAGTTCGCACGCGGCATGCGAGCGCTCCTGTCGATGCGCGGCGAGTGGCAGAAGCTCGCCAGCACCATCGGCCAGGCGAGCGGGACGGTCGAGCGCGACCTCAACATGGTTCTGGGCGACACCCAGGCGAAGCTCCAGACGCTGTCCAACTCATGGGATCGGTTCGTCCATGCCGTCGGTTCCGGGGCCGTCAGCATGGGTGTGGGCAGCCTGCTGCAGGGCCTGGCTGAGAGCATTGAGGAACTCGGCAGCGGGCTGGAAAAGGTCGAGAACATCCTCGAAAAGCGCCGGCAGATCGCGGCGGCCGATGCCGACGCTTCGGGAGACGCACGCGGCACGAAGAAGTGGATCGAGGAAGAGACGCAGAAGGGCGCCGCCTTCGACGCCTGGATCCTCGCCAAGACGGGCATCGACTTCAGCCGCGGGCTCGCCGGCCTCGTCGAAGCCTACGAGCAGTCGCTCAGCGTCGATGCGGCACTGCGGGAAGGCCGGCGCAGTGCGGAGGGGCGGTCCGACAAGGCGCGCGAGGACATGCTCGATGAGCTGCTCTATGGCCGCTCATCGCTCGGCGACAAGCGGCTCGCCGCCTTCTCTTCCGCCATGGGGGAGGAGGAGAACCGCCGCATCTACGACCTGCAGCGCGAACTGGAGCGCTTGCAGGCAGTGTGGATGGCACAGCGTGGCATGAGCCTCGGCTTCTGGCAGCCCTTCGGTGCTTCGGCGCAAGGCAAGGGCTGGAAGGGAGCGAAAGCCATCGGCGCCGGGCCCGGCATGGATGGGCTTTCCGGTGCCAGCACGATGGAGGGACCGGGCTTCGGCGCCTTCGGCGCGAAGATGGGCGTGCCCCTCATCGGCGATGGCGGGCCGATCAAGGCCGAGCTCGAAGGGCATGCGCGCGTCGTCAACGAAATCGAGCTTACGCTCAACACCGATCTCTTCCGGGCGCAGGTGCGGCAGGTCATCCGCGAGGAGGTCGGGCACATCCGCCTTTCGCCGCAGATGAGCCCGGTCGGGCCGGGCTCAACGGGCTTGTCGTCGCCGGATGCGGGCGGCTAACCGCCATTTCCTGCGATTGTTCGTGTGGCATCGATCTGCTGTTTCGAAGTGTCGGCAAGTACATGGCCGAGATCTCGCAGCCGCTGAATAATTACGCCAAGGCCGATCATGATGTTGATCGCGGCGACTGCCGCCCAGCCTGCGGTAATCCTAGACCATTGAGCGCCGAGATACGCGGCTTCTGCCATAGAAAAGGTGCCGGCCTCGCGACCTCTGTAGCTCCAAACAGAGAAGCTTTCACCCGTAAGGAAAAAGATCGCTCCCGCGTTGAAAACGATCAGTAGGAAAAGTGGAAAAGTGCCGCGAAAGTTGAGCTTCATGGTCAATCCCCCGGTTGGAAAGGGGGAGATTAGACGAGGATGGCCGGTCGGCAAGCCACCCAGGGGACGCATCTGATGAAGCCATGACAAGGAACGTGAAGCTGTCCTCGGTCATGTCGATGGAGCGGACTTGAAATGCGGCCACCATCGTGCGGTCGCGCCCGCGCAATGCGGCCGAGCACGCGATAATGGCGGAGGTTCTGGCGTTCCGGATCGGGGATCACGGCATCCCCGACGATTTCCTGCTGGCCTATTGCGAGACCTTCGGAAGCTCGCTCTGTCGTGAGGAGCAACTAAGCGATGAGGGACTGGTCGCGCACGCTGTTCCACGCCTCGTTTCGTGGCGTGCCCTTCTGGGTCGAGGTCGACGAGGAGAGGGGCGGGCGGCGCATCGTCACGCATGAGTTTCCCATGCGCGACGAGCCGTTTCACGAGGACCTGGGCGAGAAGGCGGCCATTTTCTCGGTGACGGCCTATCTCGCCTCGGACGCGGCCGATGCGGAGGCAGCGGCGCTCGCAAGTGCCAGCCGCGCCCGCGGCCCGGCGGTCCTCGTCCTGCCCATGCATGGGCCACTGACGGCCCGCTGCGTCGACTTTCGCCGCTCGCGCGAGCGGGATCGGGCCGGCTATGTCGCCTACGAACTCGATTTCGTGCGCGAAGGGGCGACCGTTGCCATCGCGAGCGTCGCCTTTCTGGCGCAACAGGTCTTCAACGCGGTCGACGCGCTCGCCGGCATCATCGGTGGCGCCTATGCGGAGCTGACGGACGTGCGCCGGCGGCCCGACTATGCGGTGGCGGCGGCGGTCGATGCGGCACAGGACGCGGCGGCGACGCTCGAGGTGGTGCGCACGTCGCAGCCCGTCGACCCGGAGGTGAGCGCCGAGGCGCGCGATGCGATCGCGGCCCTGCACGACGAGGCGCCGACCCTCATCACCCGGGCGGCCGGCGCCGCGCCGGAGGTGGCCGAGCGGATCTTCGCCATCGCGCGGGACCTCGGCGACGGCCTGCCGGCCGATGCCGCCGTCGGCGCCTTTCGCGAGATCGGCGCGATTCGTCCCTTCGTGGAGCCGGCGCGCACGGACGGGGAGCGGGCCGCGGCCCAGAACCGCAGTATCACGGGCCTCGTGCTGCGCCTCGCCGCTCTGGCGGCCATGGTCGAGGCTACCACCCGCCGGCAGTTCGACGGGCGGCGGGATGCGATCACGGCCCGCGGGGAGCTTGCCGAGCTCATCGCGCGCGAGCAGGCGGGCATGACGGGCGCGGCCTATGCCGCGCTCTACCTCGCCAGCGAGGATATGAGCGGGCGCGCCGTCGACCTGCTGTCGCGCCAGATCGCGGACATTGCGCCCATCGTCACCGTCACGGTGCCGCGGGCGCTGCCGTCGCTGTGGCACGCCTGGCGGCTGTACGGCGACCCGAACCGAGCCGACGACCTCGTGCGGCGCAACCGCGTCGTCCATCCATCCTTCATGCCCGAGCGTTTCGAGGCGCTCGGGAATTGAGGCCAGCCGACCATGGGAGAGGAGATCGTCACCGTCGTCGTCAACGGGCAACGCTTCACAGCCTTCCTGCGCATGCAGGTGCGCGCCTCCATGAAGGAGGCGGCGCGGTCGTTTCGCCTCGAGGTGGCGGCCGAACTGGGGGCCACGGCGACGGCCTGGACGTTCCGCGCCGGGGCGCGGGTGTCGATCTATGCCAACGAAGACCTGCTGCTCGTCGGCTTTGTCGACCGCTACCGTCCGCGCATCGACGCGGAGGATGCGCGCGTTGCCATCGAAGGCCGGTCCAAGTCGGCCGACATCATCGATTCCTCGGCGGAGCACGACACGGGCAGCTTCGAGCAGAAGACGCCGGTGGAAATCGCGAACGAACTCGGGGCGCCCTTCGGCGTCACCTTCGCCGCCGACGGCGAGATGGAGCCGATCGACTACCAGATCACGCCGGGCGAATCCGTGTTCCGGGCCGTGGAGAAGATGGTCCGGCAGCAGGGCTACACCCTGATGGGCGAGGCCGACGGCAGCATCCGCATGCCGAAGGCCGGCAGCAAGCGCCATGCCGGCGGCATCGTCGAGGGGCAGAACCTCAAGAGCGGCGAGGCCGACCACAACTGGTCCAACCGCCACAGCAAGTATGTCGTGAAGGGGCAGCGCGCCGTCGGCAGCGGACCGGACAGCCTCGAGGTGGAGGCCATCGCCCGTGATGCCGGCGTCGGCCGCTATCGCCCGGTTATCATCGTGGAGCAGGACGACACCACGCCGGCCCGGGCCCGCAAGACGGCGCGGAACCGGCGCGACAAGGCGGCGGGTAGGGCCCTGTCGGCGACCGTCACTGTTCAGGGTTTTCGCGATGAGCGAGGCGCCATCTGGCGGCCGGGCTGGCTTGTGTGGACCGAAAGCGAGTTCCTGCAGATCCGGCAGGAAATGCTCATCGAGACCGTCGACTTCGTGCAGGACGGCGTAGGCGGCAGCGAGGCCAAGCTCGGTCTCGTCGACCCGCGCTCCTACGGAGGGAAGAAGAACAAGGGCAACAAGTCCGGCGACGCGTGGGAGCAGAGCGACGACGAGGCGACCGATGAGTGACGTCTATCACCTCGACGACGCGGTGCGCGCCATGATCCGCCGGGCGAAGCTCGTCTCGCTCGACGACAGCGGCGGACAGCAGATGATGGGCCTCGCCGGGCTCAAGGGCGACAGCCCGCGGAAGGTGCCGCGGGTGCAGCCCTACGGCTTCACGTCGAACCCGCCGGCCGAATCCGTCGGCGTTCTCCTCTCGCTGGGCGGACGGTCCGACCGCGCGATGGTCATCGGCATGGAGCACGAGGCCTATCGGCCGCGCGGCCTGCCGGGTGGGGCGACGGCCATCTATGACCAGTTCGGCAGCATCGTCTCGCTGGTCGAGCAAGAGGTCCGCGTCGTGCACGCGCAGAAGGTGGTCGTGAGCGCGCCCGAGATCATCCTCGAGGCGGGCGGTTCGCAGATGACCATTTCCGCCGGCGGCACGGACATCCAGTCGCCGGCCCTGCGGCACAACGGCCGCAACATCGGCGAGACGCACGTCCACACCAACGTGCAGCCGGGCCTAGGCAACACCGGCCAACCTGCGGCCTGATCAGGAACGGTCATGGACATCCTTATCCGCACTGCCGAAGGGCAGGAGGCGCAGCCTTTCCTGTTGTGGGACAGCGTCTGGGACGGCGCGACGCACCAGGCCGACTGGGCCTTGGCCGATGGCGACGACCTCAACGTCGGCGGCCTTCGTGCCCGCTCGGCCCTGGAGACGGCGGTGGTGCTGGCGCTCTTCACCGACCGGCGGGTGCGCGATGACCATCCGCTGCGGAAATATGCCGACGCCGACCACCGCGGCTGGTGGGGCGACGGCGTCGACGTGCGCGCCGACCTCGGCGAGGAGCCGCTGGGCTCCCTGCTGTGGCTGCTGGAGCGGGCGGCGCTCACCGAGGATGTGCCGCGCTGGGCCAAGGCCATGGCCGAGGAGGCGCTCATGCCGTTGCTGCGCCAGGGGGCGGCCTCGCGCATCGACGTGGAGGCGAGCGCCCGGGCGCCGGACAACCGGCTCGACCTGATGGTGCGGCTCTACGGGGCTGACGGCCAGAAAATATACGACCGGCGCTTCGAGATCGTCTGGAGCCAGATGCTGAGATGACCTTCGCCATCCCCTCACTCCCCGATCTCGTCGAGCGTGCGCGCCGTGCCTTCCGCGGGGCTCTGCCCGGCTCGGATGCCTGGCTGTGGCCCAACAACATCGGCCCGTCCGCCAAGGTCATGGGCGGGTTGACGCATGAGGTGTTCGGATTCGCCGACTACATCGCGAAACAGAAATTCGCGCTGACGGCGGAGGGCGAAAACCTCGACATGCATGGTGCCGAGCTGGGGCTTGCCCGCCGACCGGCGACGCCATCGCAGGGACAGGCCGTGTTCACCGCACCTGCGGCATTGACGGTCGATCCGGGCGCCATCCTGCGCCGGGGCGACGGGGTGCAGTTCCGTGTCGTGGCTGGCGGCAGCCTGCCATCGGCGGGGACGATGACGCTCGACATTGCCTCGACAGGCACGGGCAAGGCGACGGTGACGCTGCCGGGCACCACGCTTTCGGCCGTGTCCGGCCTCATCGGGGTGGCGACGATCGAGGTTGGCGCCGCCGGGCTCGTCGGCGGCGCCGACGTGGAGCTGGATGGCGACCCGTTCACGTCTGACCTCGGTACCTTCCGCGGGCGCATCCTCTTCCGCAAGCGCAACCCACCGCAGGGCGGCTCGGCGGCGGACTATGTGATGTGGGCGTCTGAGGTCGGCGGCGTCACGCGCGTTTTCGTCGAGCGGCGCTGGTCGGGGCCGGGTACGGTGCGCGTCTTTCCGCTGATGCACGACCTCTTCGAGAGCGGCATCCCCGATGCCGCGAACGTGGAGCGGGTGGCCGAGCACATCGACGTGCTCGCGCCGGCCGGCGCCGTCGTCACGGTTGTGGCGCCGGTGCCGCGTGTCATCGACGTGACCATCGACGGGCTCGTGCCCGCCACGACAGCCGTGCAGGAGGCGGTGCTCGCCGAGCTCAAGGCGGCGTTCCGGCGGCAGGGCAGGGTGGCGGGCATCGACGTGCTGAGCCCCTCCATGCCGTACCTCGCCGCTTCCGCCACCTTCAGTCGCTCGTGGATATGGCAGGCGGTGGCCAATGCCAGCGGCGAGGAGCGGCACAGCATCGCGGCGCCGGCCGGCGACATCGGCCTCGTGCCCGGGGAATATCCGGTGCTCGGCGCCGTGGCCTTTACCTGATGCGAGGCGCCGATGTTCTGCCCGAGCAAAGACGACCTCATCCCGCAGGCGCTGGCGCTGCTGCCGCGCGGGCGCGCCTGGGGCACGCACGAGGGCGGCCCGGGGCCGGGGACGACGCTCTACAAGTATTGGGCGGCCGTCTGCGACGTGTTCGCCTTTGCCTGCCGGCGGCTCTGCGCGTTGCGCCTCGAATTCTGGTGCGCGACGCAGTCGGAGACCCGCGACCTCTGGATGGAAGAGTACGGCCTGCCTGATGAGTGCGACCCCTATCCCGACCTGTGCGCCAAGGTGGCGGCGCAGGGCGGGGCGCGGTGCGAGCACCTCGTTTCGGTCGCGGCCCGCGCCGGCTGGGTCATCGACTGCGCCGACGCGACCGATGCTTGCGGCGACGTGGCCGACTGTGCCGCCGCGGACTGCGCGGAGGCAGCCGGTGGGCCGCCGCTCAACACCATCGTCATTCGCGTCGACCTCGGCGCGTCGGACGCCTACGCCGGCGGCATCGAGACGGCGCCCTTCGCGGACGCCCTCGTCGCCGACGGCTCCCTTGCCTGCGATCCGGACATCTCGCCCCTGCAATGCGTGCTGGATCGTGTCATCCACGCCCATCTCGCCGTCGAGTACATCCTCATCCCGCCGCCGATCTACCTGATGGCGGATGACGAGACGCACCTCGTCGACGAGGACGGCCGCCTCTTCGTTGCGGAGTGACCATCCATGACCGATCTTCTCGGGCCTGCCTCGGCCATCAATGCCGTCACGACGCGCCCCAGCGACACGCGGGTGTTCGGCGAGAACGACACCTGGTTCAAGCCCTGTACCTCGCCGAGCCAACAGGACGGGACGCGGATCACCGCCAACTTCCTGAATGGCATCCTGGCGCAGATCCGCCGGGCAATCGTCGGCATGGGCGTGGACATCGACAATGCCGACGACGACATGCTGCTCAAGGCGATCCAGGCAGCAACGTCCGATATTGACGCCGTCACCAAGAGCGACGCGCGCGCCAACTTGCTGCTCTTCCCCGAGGTGATCACCCCGGGGGCAGGCGGCCGGGTGAGCATCACGAGCTCGGCCGGGCAGGTTGTCGTCGGGGCGATCGACGTCATCATCTGGCGCGGGGTGTTCCGGATCGACCTGTCCACGTTCACGGCCGGCAGCCGCACCTTCGCGACCTCGGCCAGCAAGACATATCATTTGCGCTGGCACGCCAGCGGCACGGGCCTCGCGACGCCGGCAGCGTCGTTCCCCAACGGGCGCCTCGTGCTGCGCGACCTGGCGGATGCCGGCTACAACCCGGCCACCCTCGCCGAGAGCCACGCGTTCTTCGACAGCACCTATGACGACGCGTTGCTCGCGCACGTGGCGACCAACCCGTCCAACATCCCGACCGTGACTGCGCTGGCGAACCTCAACCGCCTGTTCCTCACGGCGCGCAAGTCGGGCCTGCCGGCCAACCTCGGGCTCGGGACGCTCGCCTACACGGCGACGCAGGATGTCAACTGGTCGCGCACGCCGCAGATGCAAGTTGTGACGGGCGCGGTCCAGGCCGATGCTTCGCCGGCCGCCGGGATGGATCACATTGCGAATGCCATCGATCAGATCTCGGTTTCTCGCTACGTGGCTTCGGGGCGCGTGCGCACCGATTGGCGATCGGACGCGACCTTCGCGTCCAGCAGCGGCTACCTCGACTTCAATCTTGCAGCGTGAGGACGGAAGATGCCCCTCGAGCAACGCGTTCGCATCGATCAGCGCCCGACGCTTCCCGAGGTGCTTCTCGCCGACCTGATCGCGGGCTCGCGCGACCAGCAGGCGATCAACTGGACGGCCGAGACGCTGCTGAAATTCGTCACCGACGCTCGCGTCTTCGAGCAGCCGGACGGGACGGACTTCAACGCGCTGCTCGCGCCAGGCACGCATTTCGTCACGACCGGGACGAATGCGCCGGTTGCCGGTGCGGGAAACCGGTGGGCCGTCGAGGTCATCCTCGACCCGACGACCGAGACCCTGATGCAGAGGGCCTCGCTGCTCGAAGGCGGGACGGCACTGATCATCGGCCACCGTCGGCGCACCGGCGCCGGGGTGTGGGAGAACTGGCTCGGCGGCAGCGTGCGTCCCGAGGACGTCGGCTGGGACGATCCGAACTGGTTCTCCGACAAGATCAACCTGAAAGAGGTGATCATCGCCATTGGTGAGTGGCTCTATGCCCTCGACAGGGGCGTTGGTGACATCTACCCCGTGACGCGCACGACGCTGCGCGACAATGAACTGAAGGCAAATGGCGCCCTTCTCAGTCGCGCCTCCTATCCCGAGCTGTGGGCCCATGCCCAGTCGTCGGGGTTGCTGGTGACCGAGGCCAACTGGTCGTCGAACAATCAGGGCTCGTTCTCCTCCGGGGACGGGTCGACGACGTTCCGCATTCCCGATCTGCGCGGCGACTTCCTGCGCGGCTGGGATGACGGTCGCGGCGTGGACAGCGGCCGTGTTGCCGGCACGTTCCAAGGGTTTGCGATCCAGTCCCACGTCCATCCCATCGCCGGTTACGAAGGCTCGACCGGCGGTGGGACTGGCGCGACCGTGCTCCGCCAAACGGGCGGGACCTTCAACGTCGGTTCCACGGGAGGCTCGGAAACGCGACCCCGGAACGTCGCGTACATGGTCGTCATTCGGTTCCGTTGAGGTGCACCGATGCTGGTCTATTGCTTCGACTATCGCACGCGCGAATTCGTCGGTGCCTGTGAGCTAGGTCCGACCGACGTCGATCCGCGTAACCCCGACGCATTCTTGGTGCCCGGCAATGCGGTGGCGGATCCTCCTCCTGCGCTGGAAGACAAGCAGGCCGCGGTCTGGGGTGGTGCCGAATGGAGCATCGTGCCCGACCACCGCGACGAGATCTGGTGGGATCAAGGAGGGCGACCCGTCGTCATCGAGGAACTGGGTGACCCGTCGGCGCTGGGCTTGTCGCCAGACGCGCCGCCGCCCCCGATCCCGGAGATCACGCGTCGGCAGCTCCGGCTCTGGATGCTCAATGCGGGGCACGACGACGCCGCGATCCGGGCGGCCATAGCCACGTTGGACGAACCTGATCGCTCCCACGCCCTGATCGAATACGAGGACGCGACGACGTTCCAGCGGTCGCACCATCTGTTCGACCTGCTCGGGCCAGCCTTCGGCTTGGCCTCGGCCGACATCGACCAGGCATTTCGAGAGGCCGCCCTGCTCTAGCCTACTTGCCTTCTCCGCCGGGCTCCCGGTATCTCAGTGGCGGGGACATGGGGCTGGGACATGAGAAGTGCTCGGGCGGCGCTGATGCGCCGCTACGGTGACACCGATTTCGTGACGGGTATGAGGGCCTATGCGGCGCTCGGCGTGGTTTTGATCCACTCCGGCGGTGCAGGGCTGTTGGCCTTCGGGGAGATCGGAGAACGCCTCACGGTCCTCGGCGCGATGGGTGTACAGGCGTTTTTCGTCATCAGTGGCTTCAGCGTCAGCCACTCCCTCGCGGCGTCGGCGACGACGGGGCAGTACCTCGTCAGACGCCTGTTCCGCCTTCTCCCGCCGTACTACGCGGCGCTCCTTGCCTATGGCATCCCGTGGGGCGCTTCCGCCGAGAACCTCGCGGTCCATTTCGCGCTGATCGATTGGCTGTGGCCGGAGTTCGGGAACAGGATCATCAGCATCGAGTGGACTATTCCCGTCGAGGCCTTCTGGTATCTGCTTGTGCCCGTCATGCTCGCGATTGCGTCGCGCGGGCCTCTGCATTGCCTCGCCATGCTCACCGTCGCTTTTCTCTCGGCGCACCCGCTCTATGCGGCGGCGCGCCTCGCCGGGATGGACCGCGAGCTGTTCTTCCACGGCCCGCTCGCCCATGCTTTCCCGTTTGCCGTCGGCGTGGCCGCCTATCTGGTGCGCTGGCACTGTCCGCCGACGAGCAACGTGGTCGCGACTGCGGCAGTAGGTTTTGCCGTTTTGCTGCTTGCCGTGCATGCAACGTTCGGCGTCGGCATGCCGCATATGGTTGCGATCCTCGCAACCGGCGTGGTCATCATCTTCGGCAGAGGCGAGGCGCTCGCTGTCCGGGCGTTGCTACTCAACCCTGTCGTGCTCCTCGTCGGCACCGTGAGCTATAGCGTCTACCTGGTGCACTTCGGTGTGGTCATCCAGACGCGAGCCTATGTCTCCGATCCGCTGCTCGTGTTCGTGGTTGGCGCCGTGGCCTCAGTTCTCGTGTCCTGCGTCACCTACCTGCTGATCGAACGACCCGCGATCAGGCTCGGCTCGGCGTGTGTCAGGGCCATGCAACGGCGCTCACCGCGCACGGCCTGACGCCCTTCCAAGGACATCGATATGGATCTCGTTGTGACGGCGCTTGCCTGCGCCGCGCTCAATCGCGCGCGCGGCGACGACAGATGGATGCCCGACTGGCTCCGCGGCCGGGCGCTCTACTACACGGCGCCGCTGATCGGCGCCATCGCCGCCATCTTGGGCGGCATCTCCTTCGGGGCGGCCTTTGGGGCCGCCTTTTTCGTTTGGGCCGTCGGCCCGTGGGGGCATCTCATCGGGCTCGGCCGCTTTGCGCCGGATCGCCCGGCGACGAGCCTCGAGGCGGTGCTCATCGAGATGGCAGCAGGGAATGTGCATGTCGCGCTCGGCCTGCGGCACCTCTTCGCCCTGCCGGGGCTGATGCTCGCGGCTGCCATCGCCGGGGAGCTTCTGCTCGGCGTCGCGGCGGCGCTCGCCTTCTCGGCGCTCGCGACCGGCGCCTATGAGATCGCATGGCGGCTGCGGCCCTCCAATCCGATCATCGTCGCCGAGCTGCTGACGGGCGCCCTGTGGGGCGGCCTCGCCGTCGCGCTGGCGTAATCGATGGCCCGGCTCATTCTCGCCGCCGTGCTCGCGGCGGCACTCGTCGCCTGCGCCCATCGCCCAATCCATGGCGGCGATCCGGCCGGCCCCGCGATCTTCGGACGCCAATTGATGGGGTTCTGACATGCGCCTTGTCGACAACTGGCGCGTCGTGCTGCAGCGCGCCTGGAGCATCCGGCTGCTCATTCTGGGCGGCCTCCTTTCCGGCCTCGAGGTGGCGCTGCCGCTGATCGGCGGCGTCATGCCGATCCCGCCCGGCCTCTTCGCGGGCCTGTCGCTCCTCGTCACGGCGGCGGCTTTCGTCGCCCGCCTCGTCGCCCAGAAATCCGTATCAGGAGAATGACTATGAGCAGGCGAGCGAAAACCGCCTTGGCGTCCGGACTCGGCCTCGTGGCGCTGACCGCGACGTTCTTGACCGCGCCCTGGGAGGGAAATGAGAACCTTGCCTACTACGACCGCCTCGGAAAGGTTTGGACCGTCTGTTTCGGCGAGACGAAGGGCGTAAAGCCCGGCGACCGCTACACCGATGAGGAGTGTCTGCGCAAGCTCTACACGCGGCTCGAATACGACTTCCGGCGGCCCCTGCAGAAGTGCATCCGCGAATTCGACGCCGCACCGGTCAGTGTGCAGGCTTCCATGCTCGACCTCTCCTACAACGTCGGCGTCGGCGCGGCCTGCAACTCGACAGCGGCGCGTCTGATTGCAACAGGCGACATGCGCGGAGCCTGCTACGCAATGACTCGGTTCAATCGTGCCGGCGGCAAGATCATCGAGGGGCTGAAGCGGCGCCGCGAGTACGGCGATACCAACCGCATCGGTGAGCTCGAGTTGTGCCTGGCGGGGCTATGACATGCTCGCCGCCCTCAAGTTGTCGCGGCCGCTCGTCGCCGGCCTCATCGTCCTCGGGCTCCTCCTGCTCGCCTCCCTCGGCTTCTGGCGCGGCATGGCGGCAATCGACCGCATGGAGCAGCGCGCCGCCGACGCCGCTCGTGCCGAGCGCGATGCCCACTGGCGCGCCGAGATCGAAAAGGCCAACGCCGCCGTGGAGCGCGCCAAGGCCGAGCAGGCGACGCGCGTTGCCCAGATCGAGGTCAGGACCGCTGTCGAAATCGCCCGCCTCAACGCCGAGCTCGACGACCTGGAGAAGATGAATGCGGCTCTCCCGAATGCTGATGCTTGCGGCCTCGACCGCGATCGTAGCCGCCTGCTCAACGGCGCCCGATAGGCCGGTGATCAAGACTGCGTTCGTGCGGCCGCAGGTGCCGGCGGCGGCGCGGGAACCATGCCCCGAGCCAGTGGCGGTGCCTGACCGGCGCCTCTCGCAGCAGGAGGTGGTGTCGCTGTGGGGGCGCGACCGGGCCGCCCTGCGCATGTGCGAGCCGCGGCGCCGGGCCGCGGTGGAGTCCGTCGACGCCGCAGGGGAGGGCGCGCCGTGAGCAAGTGGCTGGAGGGCAGGAACCTGAACACGCTCCTGGGGCTCATCCAGATTGCCGCCCTGATCGCCGGGCTCGCCTATGGGTGGTCGCAGATCGAGAACAACGACAAGCGCCATGCCGAGGCGATCGCCAAGCTCGAGGACGCGGACCGGGAATTGAAGAAGGAGATTTCGACCGTCCGCGACCGCGCCGACGCCAAGCTCGAGATCCTCACCCGGGACATGGGGGAGGTGAAGGCGAGCCTGCGCGAGATCAACACCAACCTGAAATGGATCATCAGCAACGCGCCGCGTACCGGCCAGCCGTGACGGCCTCGCGCCAGCTTCGGCCGCCATCCTGCCCAGGACGAATCGGCGCGGCGCGCCCTAAAAGATCCGGATAGTCCGGATGCCGAGCGGCTCCTGTTGGCCGCTCTGTACGTTGCCTGACTTGCCCCGCTCGGCTTCGGCCGGGCGGGGGCTTTTTGCGCTTCGGGGCACGTGCTGCCGATCAACCAGCCTCCCCTCCCTCGGCGATCTTCCAGGCCGGCCGAGCATCTGGGTGCACGGTGAGTTTGATGCGCTTGCCGTTGCAAACTTTGCATCTCAGGCGTGGCGCCAGGTGCTTGTGCAAGGTGCTGTGATCTGGGCCTAGGCGTTCAGCGAGCGCGTGCAGGTCTAGCTCCTGCGAATTTCCGCACTCGAAATTGAGGCAGTACGCCGTGATGCGGTGCCCGTACCGGATGCATTCTGCGATCGTGTTGATCGTGATCGAGCGGCCCGACATGACGCCCCTCCGAGATGGAAATGTTTCCATTATGTTCTCATCGGCCCTTCAAGCATCCCTTGTTTCCGCGGAAGGGGCTCATTCGCATATTCCAGAGGCCATTTTCACGCTTGGACGATTTAGAGACCGGGGGTAAAACGGTGCGCCCTTTAAAATTCATACAGTAGGCTTGCTTGGTGTCCGCTGACAAACTCGGAAAGGCGGCTCAGTCGTGGATCAACGACAGTTACCCACTGCACCGGAGGGCAGCGCAGTGGCTGAGGGGCCTATACTATAATCGTGTCCCTCGGCACTTCAGGCCTGCGGGCCTTACCCATTTTGTATTGAAATCTGGCTTGGCCGCTTCGGCGCCGGTCCTCGCATGGCTCTATGGAACTATCTCAGGCGGTAAGGCAACTATTATCGGGGCCGCGCTATTTTTTCTCCACAGCGTCGTCTCTTTCTTCGATGCACTTTCAATAGAGAAGAATAGCCAAACCGATGAGAATGACTTTGTTCTTCGCATCGGGGACCTTCTCGCCTCGCATAAGGTTGGGGGGACGCTGCAAGACAGCGACCGTGATGGCGCTATACGAGCTTGCCTCGGAATGCTGGAGATCGTTGCTCGGCACGTCACCAAGTCGAGAAGGGGCGAGATTTCGGTGTCTCTGGTCCAATATGTAGGCAGCAGTCGCTCTCGAATGAAGGTCCGCTATCGGAACACTGGCAACACGAGACCGGTTAATCGCGAGGTGGACGCGAATCGAATGTTGGGGCACAATGTGTGTGTGTGCGGTGCTTTGCCCCGTGTCTTGCACGATCTGCGGGAGATTGAGAAAAGTTCCATTCAGAGCCCTACGCAGTCAAAGATAGATTACAGGTCTATATTCTTCCTGCCTATCAAAGTGGGCGAGGGGGAGAGACAGGAAGTCAAGGGGTTTGTTTCGATAGATTGTAAGCGTCCGTATGCTTTTTATGGGAATAGGGCGAGGGAAATAGTTGTTGATTGTGAGCCGATACTGAACCACATCGGAGAACTCATTCAGGAGGCTACGAATGGGCGCGGCCGTCAAAGAACGTCCGGTAAGCGAGCGGCTCACAAGTCAGTCGCGGCAGTTGCAGGAGCTTAGGGACGCTGCTGCGGAGATTCGTCGGCTCCACGAGCAGGGAGAGATATCCGATCTTGAGGCGAGCCGGCGCCTCGCTGAGCTCAAGGAGCGGCATCGCAGCTTTTTCGATAGATTCCTCTGACATTATTGCGCCTGCGATGGGGGGAAGGCGATGACTGCTCGCAGATCGGCCTTCCACCAAAAATCGCGCCCCCCCATACGTCGGCATACACAAGCCGCACACCTTTCGGTGACTACATCGGCCGCTCCGGCGGCGGCACGATTACCAGCATGTCGTCGGGAAGGGGCCGCTGCAACTCCCGGGCGATCTCCCACGGCGCCGTCATCCACGTCTCGACCTCTTCGGCCTCTGTCAGAATGACTGGCATTGCCTTTTCGTGGATCGGCTTCACGAGGTTGTTTGGATCGCAGGTCAGAAAGCCGAACAACTCGAAGTCGCGTGCGCCGTCGCGCACCTTCTTCACGCCGTGCCAAGACGTCCAGATACCCGCAAAGAACATCAGGGGCCGCTCGGCATTTCGGGCGAACCACGCGTTCGGCGTCCGCTGGCCCTCGACTTTCGCCGCCGGGTCCGGCTCGGCGAAGCTATTCATGGGCACCACGCAGCGATTTGCTGGCCCGAGCCATGGCCGCCAATGCCTCGAATGCGTTCTCCGGACGTTCGTCACGCCGGGATCATAGTTCGTGCGGAGATGCTCCGGAGGCGTCGGCATGCCCCATGTCGCCATGACCATCTCGCGCTCGCCGTCGGCTCCGATGCGGACGATCGGCGCGAGCGTGCCGGGATAGACGTCGCGCGACGGCTCATTCCAGCCGCTCCGGTCGATCATGCCGCGGGTCAGATGAAGGATCGCCTCGCGGTTGCTCCGGACATTGTAGAGATTGCACATGGGCGGCGTGATCTCCGGCGTGTCGACTCATTATAAGTATGACGGTCCGATCTGGCGCACCTGAATCGGGCGGATCGCGGGCTAAAGTCTGTGACACTTTCAAGCAAATATCGGTCGGTTTCGAGGCTGGAAAAGTGTCACGCATCATTGATTTCTCAATTTGACATCCGGCCTGTCACGCCGGAGGCCGCGGGTTCGAGCCCCGTCACTCCCGCCACTTTCTCCCT